CCCCGAGGGTCGCTGGTCACTAATCTTGCGGCTCCACATGGACTGTATTGGGCAGGCACAGTCTTGATATTTAAAGGGATATTCTCAGGGTATCACACCAAGGGTTATTCTATTTATACTATACCGACTAAGCCAGGATCCAGTGGTTCACCAATTCTAAACTCCGATAACAAACTCATAGGAGTTATTTTCGCAGGCTACCGAATGATTGAAAATGTGGGACTTTCTTCTCCACTGGTGGCTATAAAAGTATTCTTGAAAAAATCTATTGCCATGGGCGAGATGACATTGTGGGAAAAAAATAATATTCCATCTCCCAATACCCAAATAGACAAAGTGTGGATAGAACAAATGAAATCTAAACTTAATAAAGTTTTTGGAAAATAGAGAGAGATAAAAAATGTCTGAATTAAACTTTTTTGATGCCCCACGGGCTCTAGACTGGAATCAAACCGCTATTGGATCAGCGAGGTTTACCTTGTCGGAAAGTCCATCGGGTGCTCCGATTTATGTTCCTTCCGGGAGCGTCGGTAATGCGACTCTTGTTCACACTTTCCCAGTTAATACAAATGCTATTGAGGAAGTTTATTTATATGTTTCAAATTATTCCCAATCTAACTTGAATTTATCAATGTCTTTCGCCACAAGTTCAGCAGGTGCATTTGACCTGACTTCTGTGGGTGGAAATAAAATTATAACAGCCGTCACAGCCCAGAACGGACCTATCTTCTGTTATCCCGGTGTGCCCCATAAAAGCACAGATATAGATAATCCACTTAAACTGTATGTCACGACTGGGACCAACAGTTCTATGAATGTATTTGGATACGTATTAAGGTACTATCCCAAAGAAAATACACAGCCAAGTTTGGGCTACTCTCCCGAATGAGAGAATATAGTGCTAGGCGGCTCCTAGGGGCTATTAATAACTCTATGGGTGGCTTTGTTTCAGGAAGCGGCGGCTCAGGTGGCGGAGGGTCGTCACTCACTATCACCAATAATGTAGATGGATACATTCTAAAGGCTACAGGCGAGTCTAATCGTATCGAGGGTATTCCGACGTTTACTCATAATTCCACAACAAACGCCATTAGTGCTAGTAGTGATTTGTACATTACCGGCTCTAACAACTATTTATATTTACATGGCTACAATGAAACCGGACAAGCAGTGCGATTCAAGGTGGCGATAAGCGGTAGCCTATTCCAAGTTGCAGAGGAAACATAATATGCTCAGAAAAATAGCAAAACAATTTTTACTCAATGAACAATTCAGGATTGACCCCTCTGCTTCGATTCAAGCATTATCGGATATTGTCTCCTCGATCAGGGTAACAAATAAAAGGGATAACAATCGTTTAAACCTTGCAAAAGAGCATATTCGTGGTATAAGAAGACATATGAAATCTTTAAATGAGCAAGTCAATTCCCTAGAAGAACAATTAAGAGTATTGAACGAGGACAAATAAATGGGTGGTGTTGCTGGACATATGTCTCATCTCTATGATAATAGGGATCTTACTTTCCAAAAAATGAAAGAAATTTTAGAGGCTGCCTCCGAGGGTGACCTAGATGCAGAAGAAAAGGTAGACGGGCAAAACCTGTTCTTATCTTATTCTCTAAAAGACAACGAAGCCAGATCTGCTCGCAATAAAGGAAACCTAAAAGAGGGCGGAATGAATGCGACTGAGTTAGCGCATAAGTTTGCCGGCAGAGGTGTTCTTGCTGATGCCTTTAATGAAGGTTTTTCGGTATTTGAGAAAGCCGTAAACTCATTATCCGACCAAGAAAAATTAGCAATTTTTGGACCGGATGCAAATATCTGGTATAACGCCGAGATCATGGATCCCCGTAGTCCTAATGTTATCAACTATGACTCCCAGGTTTTAAAAATTCATGATGCAGGTCATTTTGAATTTGATAGGGAAACAGGAAAGAAGCACAGAGAAAATGTAGGAAAAAATCTACAAATCCTAGACTCGAAAATTGAACAACTTCAGGATTCTACTTCAGAGGAAGATTTTGATTTTGTTCGAAGAGCAGTCACGACACTGGAGAAACTAGACAATGAAGTTCCCCTTCAGCGTGCAGTTTCTCAGATTAACTCTGCAATTCATGCGGAAAATCTAAATGATGACGCTACAATGGGGGAGTATCTCTATCAAAGAGTTCTAAATGGTATTGATACTGATCTTCCAGTTGAGTTAAAGGAAGAGATCACAAAATATCTTCTTAACCTGCCTGGTAAACTAAACCTTCGGGTAATCAAAAAAGGACTAAGTAAAGAAAACCTTGCTGATTTAGTCGGTATTATTAATAATAAGAAGTCTATCTTACAACAAGCCGTATACCCGATAGAAAAAGCCATTCATGATTTTACGGTAGAGGTTCTCAAGGGAATCCAAAGTCGTTTTATTGTAGATAGTGGGTCAGAGATTACTCGCTTACAAACAGAGTTGGCCACAGCAGTTAGGGCTATTACAGAGAAGGGTGCTGAAGATCCCGAAACTATGGAGATCATGCAGCAACACCTAAACAAAATAGGCGATATGACGAATATCAATACACCAGTCGAGGGTGTGGTGTTTGATTATGATGGTCACACATATAAGTTTACTGGCAACTTTGCTCCTTTGAATCAGATCCTTGGGATGTTCAAGTATGGACGGTCTCCCAAACTAAAAAAAGAGAGTAAAGAAAATAATAATTTACTGGAAAGAGATTCTGCACCAAATCTTAAACGAGAAAAGGCTGAGAAGTTTGTCTTATCGTTGCCCAAATTTACGCCCTCAGAGGCTTGGGGCGATCCTGAATCGATGGAAAGAAAGCAAATTCAAAAAATCTTTGATACTGTCGGTGGTGGTGCAACTATTGAGGAAAAACTAAATTTCCTCAATGATTCTATTACTAATCCGAAAGGAGGAATTACCTCCACGACTCGTATCATCAGTACGCTTATCTTGATGGAGTCATTGTGCGCAGTTATTCGTAGTTTTAATGCTGCCTCCGCAGGGTTTGTGTTTGAAGGATTTTTGGCTGCTTTATTTCGTGGAGCCCAGGAAGCCGAAGTAAGTGAGAAGGGTAACTTACCTATCCAAGACTTGATTGCCTTTTCAGAGTTAGGAGAAGAAGGTGAATATTCAGTCCCTATTAGTTTGAAACTCCTTAACCAAACCACCAATATCGAAGGTAGTTATACTAATCTGATTGATGCTTTGGATGAATTTGGACACATGGTTTATATTGTCGCTCGCAAAAGCGATGACAAAAAACATATTGTTTTAGAGAAGTTTTCATTTACTAGAGATAATTTTGTCGATGCGATAAGTTTGACGGCTAAAGGGGGTCGATCTAAGGAACAGAACCTCTTTATGCTCCCTGGGTACAATACAGTTGAAAAAAGCCTGAACATGCTTAACTCGATCCAAGGTGATAGCAATTGGGATCAAAAATATGAACTCCTTAAGCAAACTGCTGGATATCGTAATCGAAAGAAGGCTGCTGATGCACCTGACGACAAAGTAACAGTTTCAGACGAGATGCCCGATGGACCTGATGTGGAATCAGAGGAAAATCCTCCAGCAACTAAAGAAAATCCTCCAGCAACTAAAGAAAATCCTCCAGTAACTAAAGAAAAACCGGGGTTTGAAGATAAACTTGCAGCACTTCGCAGTAAAAGAGCGTCGATGAAAAAAGGCAGGCGTACTGAAAATATTATCCTAACGGTCGATGCAAATCGTCAATTGCTGAAAGAAGAACTCCTTTTAGAATCTTCTCAAACACAATGGGCGATCAGTCCTGCACAATTAAAATCCATTAAAACAATGGTAGACTATGACAAATTGGGGCAATTGCCAATTTCCACAGAGGCTGTCATTGATGTGGCTGAAGGGTATATCGACCTCTTGCACGATGAACTAGGGACAATATTCCAAGCAACGGCGAATCTATCCGAAAATATTAATGAGTACTTTACATACCAGGATCGTAGTGACGCAATTTCTTCAGGAAACGAGGCAATTAATAATGCTAATACTGTTTCAGAAGAGATGGCGGGACAACTGGAGGATAAAGATCCAGCCAATGTTAAGGAGTCTCTCATAAAAGAGCAAAAATCTCGTCGAATTGCGCTGTTTCCTGGCAAGTTCAAGCCACCACACAGAGGTCATCTAGAGGCTATTACCAACATTGCAGACCGTAGTGATGTAGATGAGGTAAGAATTTTAATTTCTCCCCGAGATTACCCTGAGGTCTCTGCCAAACAGTCTTTGGCTATCTGGAACAAATATCTTGAAAGTGCTCCCAACAACATAGGGGTTGAGATTGCTGATTATGTAAGTCCTGTGACTGCTACTTATGAATTCCTCTCAGATCCTACCGAGACTCAACCAGGGGACACTGTACTCTTAGTGAAAAGCAGTAAAGATGAAGAATCAGGGGATTCTCGTTTTAAAGGCGCTAAATCCTGGGCAGAGAGAAAAAACCCAGGCATTTCTGTTGAAGAGATCGTTGAGGATCCAATTGTAGACCCCGCAGGTATTGCCTATAGTGCTGAGGATATTCGTAAACTGATCTCTAGTGATAAAAAAGAAGAGTTTACATCTTACCTTCCATCCAGTGTGGATGCTGATCAGATTTGGTCCATTGTAAAGCCTACTAGTGACTTAGATAGGGAAATTGATGATGTAGTTGATGAAATATCTACAATGGGTGGGGGTGCCGTAAGTGGATTTGCTGGAGGCTTTGGTCCTCCTAACACTTATAACCCTTATCAAAAACGTAATACAACCAAGCGTCCTAAAGTTAAAAGGGCAAAAAGACAAAGAAGAAGATAATTAGGATACTATGACTACTATAAATCGAGAAGACTTAATCGCTGAGCAGATCATACGGGACCATGTACGTAAACGGCTCTTGGAAAAAATAAACCAACAAGAATTATTGGAATCCAAAGTTAGAACTGTGGTACGTCGATTAATTCTTGAGGCTGAGACCGGGACAGAAGAACCTAGTACTTACACTGGGATTAATGTTCTTGCTGATCTTTTGAAAAATATTATTCCTACACTGAGTGATGATTATAAGATGCTCACTACATCTGAAGAGCAAAGACAATCTTTCCGTAATCACATTGTTCATGCAGTTAAGAATACGCTAGTACCTATTGAAATCAGCCAAGACGCTGAAAAACTGGGTACAGGAACCTCTGCCAACGTAGAGGTTGAAAATCTGGAATATGACATTGACTTAGATTCTCTCCGAGAAAAGATGGTTATCGATTTAGAAAACGATGAAGATAACTCTAAGGCAGAAACTGAATTTATTGATATTGAAAAAGAAGAAACACCAGCGGAAGAGGCCTTCATTGAACTTGATGATCAAAATGAAACTGGAAGAAACTTCGCTGCTGATTCTTTTAAACGGGTAGAAAAACAAATAGTTGATGCTTACGATATGCTAGCAGATGACCAGGATCGAGACTTGTTCTATGATTATCTAATCACAAATCTTCTACTCTATTTCGACAAGTTCGAAGCAGAACTCCAGAATGAGTTGCCCTCTGTTTCCACTGCACAGTACGAAAAAGAAAAAAGTTCAGAAGATAGCCTAGATCTAGAGGATGAGAGCGAAGAAGAGCTTGATCTAGATTTAGAACTATAAAATAAAACTTAACACTTTTTTTATTACTATTATACTGCTATTGTCAGCTTTTAAAACTTTGCTTGCTTTGACAGCCAATGCTAGCATTTAAATAACTTGACAACTATTGCGTATTATTGTATAGTATTTATGTTAATGGGGGTAACCGGTATCGACTGATGGGGAAGTAGAAAAGGTGCAAGGGTGAGGGAAGCGTGGCTCACTAAAAACGCTTAAACTTTTAATCGCAAATGACGATTTTAACATGGAGATGGCGGCTTAATAACCTGACCACTCTTGAGGCGACGGCAGCCAATAAACAGAAAGCCGTATTAGGTAGTCCCAAGTGCTTTTGATTGTTTTAGCCGCAATAAAACGATCTAGTCAAGTTGTCTGTCCGACGATAAATACAGACACAACCTTGTGAATGACCTTTCTGTGGAACTAGACAAGACGGGAGTTCGATTCTCCCTACCTCCACCAGCCGCCTTCGGGCGGCTTTTTGTTTTTCGGGAATCTATTTACTATGATACAAAAAAGGTTGTAAAATTGACAAAAACTTTAATATTAGATACAAACGTTTATTTAACTGAGGCTCAGTCTCTATTTTCTTTCGGCAAATCTGACATCGCTATACCTACGGTTGTCCTAGACGAGATAGATAAACATAAACACAGACAAGATACAGCCGGCTTAAATGCACGAACCATGAATCGTGTTTTAGACAAGTTAAGGCACAAGGGCAGTCTCTCCAAGGGCGTTCCTTTAGGTTCTGGCAAGGGAAGAGTCTTCGCTGCACACTATGATCCAAGATATATGCCACCAGGGATGGAGGTAACAGATTCCGACAATAAAATAATTGCTATAGCCTTGCGTTTGTCTTACGAGGGTCGAGATGTAGCAGTCATATCTCGTGATCTAAATATGAGGGTAAAGTGCGACTCTTTTGGAATATCTTGTCATGATTACCAACCTCAGCAAATAGTCAAGTCAGTAGATAATATATTTGACGGATCTTGTGAAATTTTAGTTCCCGATAGTCAGATTGACTTATTTTACGAAAACAAAGAAATTATTTTACCCGAGCAGAAAAAAATGCTCTACCCGAATCAGTATATCCTTCTAAAGTCTGAATCAGATCCAAAGAAAACTGCGATCTCTCGATTTTTAAAGGAAGGCGAGCCTTTACGCCGGGTGTATACTTATAATGACATATGGGGATTAAGTGCAAAAAACAAAGAACAGAAATACGCTATGGATCTCTTGTTTGATAACAATATTCACATTATGTCTCTGACAGGACCGGCCGGTACAGGCAAGACTCTAATCGCTGCCGCTTGTGGGCTGGAACAAGTGTTGCACTCTACGAAATCTCAGGGTGGTTATGATAAATTAATTATTACACGACCGGTACAACCCATGGGAAGAGATATCGGCTTCCTCCCTGGTACTTTGGAAGAGAAGATGATGCCCTGGATTGCCCCTTTGCGGGATAATCTAGAATTTCTATATGGTGATAAAACCGCTTTAGATATGCACATGGAGCAAGGAGTCATTGAAATAGAGGCTATGACCTATATCCGAGGACGTTCTATCTCAAATGCTTTTATGATTGTGGACGAGGCTCAGAATTTAACAACTCACGAACTAAAGACTATAATAACACGAGTGGGACATGGAACGAAACTAGTGTTAACCGGCGATGTTCAGCAGATTGATAATTCTTATGTTGACTCAGTATCCAATGGACTTACTCATGCTGTTGAAAAATTCAAACAATATGATATTTCAGGACATGTAACCCTTTACAAAGGGGAACGTTCAAAATTAGCAACCTTAGCAGCAGAGATATTATGAGCATAAGAGATTATATCCTAGAGTCTAAAGACAGTAATACTAATCATTTCCGAATCCATGGGATAGATGTGGTTGAGGTAGATCCGCTTCCCCCTACAATTGAATTACCTCAGTTAATGAACCAGATAAAAGATGTTTTACCAGAACATTTCTTTAGAGGATTAGACAAGATTGCAATCAAGCATCTGGAAGAATTTAACGAGCGTCACATTACCGCTGTGTATAAGGACAACTCTATCTATATCACCAATCAGCAAAAAAATGTCAAAGACTTAATTGACGATATTATCCACGAATTTGCACATCATGTTGAAACTCTACTAACTGATGAAATTTATGGGTCGGGTGTAGTTGCTAGGGAATTCAAGAAAAAAAGATTCCAGTTAAAGTTTGAACTAGAGTCGGAAGGCTACTGGACAAAGGACTACGACTTTGACAATATCGAGTATGACTCAGATTTTGACACCTTTCTTTACAAGCGAGTCGGGAGAAACATGTTAAGGATGGCAACTACTGGAATTTTTATTCGACCTTACGCTGCTATTTCCCTCCGAGAATATTTTGCAACTGGTTTTGAAGCCTATTACATGGGCAAAAAGAACAAACTTGACAAAATCAGTCCTGTGTTGTATGATACTATAGATGAAATTCACCATCTACTAGAATAGAAAGTGACACATTGGCTGGAAAACATATTTCCTACTCGGAGTGGAAGAACTGGCACATTTGCCCACACTACCACAAACTCACCTATATTGATAAAGTAACTCAGTTCGAAGGTAACATTTATACTGCCTTTGGGAAAGCAATCCACACGGTTTGTGAATATACTTTGACTTCCCCAGAAAAGTACAGGGAAACAGGCGCTATTGATGCGCTAGTTAAAGAGCAGTTCTTGAAAGAACTTAAGGCTCTGCCTAGTGATGCCCAACAAGATGCTAAAGCCAATTTTAAACTCAAAGAGTGGCTTGTAAGTGGTTTGGAAATCGTCCCTGACCTTTACCGCTGCCTAACTGAGAAGTTCGGCAAGTTAGGCGAGGACTGGGAAGTTCTCAAAGCAGAAGAGCAACTCTATGTGCCCATCACCGAATTCACGGAAGCAGAAAAAAAGTTCAAAGGCTTTATTGACCTTGTAGTTTACTCCAAAAAGGATGAAAAGATTCATCTGATTGATTGGAAGACCTGTTCGTGGGGATGGAAGCGTGAAAAGAAGAGCGATACTATCCTGGCTTACCAACTGGTTTTCTATAAACATTTTTATGCCCGTAAATATGAGGTTGACCCAAAAGATGTTGACTGCCACTTCGTTCTCTTGAAGCGTACTGCTAAGGCTGGCAAGAAGGCAGAGTTTGTCAGAGTGACGGCAGCGAAAAAAAGAACGACAGATGCTCTTAACGCTTTGACTAAAGCACTGCATAATATCAACAAAGAAAATTATATCAAAAACCGTACTGCATGTACAAACTGTAAAGATCGCTTCGGCACTTGTGAGTTTTATCAGACGGAACACTGTTCGTAGGAGGACATACTGTTGGCAGATAAGAAAATTAAAGTATTAACTATTAGTGACCACCCTTTGTTACCATCAGGAGTGGGCACTCAAACAAAATATGTGATTGATGCTTTGGTAGATTCTGGAAAGTTTCAAGTAGTGTCATTGGGGGGTGCCGTCAAACATGAGGTGTTTGACCCTATTAAGCCTCGTGAAGATTGGGTTATTTTTCCTGTAGATGGTTATGGTACACAACAAGACGTAATACAGCATATTAATCAGTTTCAGCCTGATATTTTGTATTTTATGACCGACCCTCGCTTCTATGAGTGGTTGTGGATGATTGAAGATAGTATTCGCCCTAATGTTCCTATGATCTATTATCACGTGTGGGATAATTACCCCTATCCTCAGTACAATAAGGCGTCCTATGACTCTAACGATTTCATTGCTACAATCTCGAAGGTAACAAGCGATATTGTGCAAACAGTCTCTCCAGATGTTGAGGAGGAGTATGTCCCTCACGCCGTTGACTCTTCGGTTTTTCAATCACTCCCTGAAGACATTGTTTTGCAAAATCGCAACAATATCGTCCCTGGTAAAGAATTTGTTTGTTTTTGGAATAATCGAAATGCTCGCCGAAAACAATCTGGAACACTTGTTCATTGGTGGAAGGACTTCCTAGATCAAGAGCATATTGATGAATCTACGGCATCATTGGTCATGCACACAAGTCTACAGGACCCCCACGGGCAACCGCTTCATCACCTGGCTGAAATTCTTAAATTAAATGATGACCATGATAAGCAAATTGTATTCTCTACCGAGAAGGTAGCCCCCCCGCAATTGGCCGCCCTATACAACTTAGCAGACTGTACTATTAATATTGCTGATGCAGAAGGTTTTGGTCTTGCTACGCTTGAATCTCTTTCTTGTGAAACTCCGATTATCGTAACGATGACTGGTGGATTACAAGAACAAGTTACAGATGGTGAAAACTGGTTTGGTGTAGGGTTAGAGCCTGCCTCTAAGGTGGTCATTGGATCACAGCAGGTACCTTATATTCACGAGGACCGTGTGTCTAGAGAAGACTTCCTAGCCGCCCTCAATAAGATGTATGCAATGTCTAAGGAAGAACGTGAGGATTTAGGCAAAAAAGGCAGACAACACGTAGAGAAGAATTATAATTTCACTAAATTTAATGAGCAATGGGTATCAATCATGGAGAGAGTCCACAGAGATATGGGATCATGGGACAACCGCAAAGGCTACACTGCATGGAAAATGGAGACACTTTAATGAGTAAGAAAAAAGTATTATTAATCGGACCATTCGTCAACATCAGCGGGTATAGTGATCATGCACGGCTAATGGCAGATGCTCTTTTAGCGCAAGAAGATAAATTCGAAGTTTATATGCTCTGCACTCAATGGGCTCGATCCAGTTCTGACTCCCGTTTCGGCGCTCGATATGAATCAATTCTCCGTAAAACTCATCAGTATATGAATGAGTTGAATCAAGCGCAAACCCCGATAAACACTGTTTTTGACTGTAGTTTACAAGTAAGACCACCTAATGAATTTGAAAAGATTACAAATTATGACATAGGGGTCACTGCTGCCTTGGAGACTACCAAGGCTCCTACTGAGTGGATTGATAAGTGCAATATGATGAGTAAACTACTTGTAGTCTCTTCTCATTCTAAAAAGAATCTGGAAAACGCTAAAGATCCTCAAACAGGTCAGACTATTACTACACCTATCGATGTAATCCCTTTTTACAATACGATTACCGAACCAGAAGATCACTTCTCTGCCTATAATGAGATTGATACTTCTCTGAATTTTTTGACTGTTTCCCAATTGGCACCTCGTAAGAATTTTTATAATCTAGTCAAATGGTTTTGCGAAGAATTTAAAGACAATGAAGATGTTGGACTGATCGTCAAAATGCATCACATGAACAATAGCACCTTAGATCGCCATTACGTTCGAAACAGAGTCCAACAGATTCTAATGGAAACAGGACTATCCGATAAGAAGTGTAAAATTCATTTACTCCATGGAAACTTAAGCGAAAAAGAAATGAGATCTTTATATCAAAAAGATTTCATCAAAGGTTATATCACCACAACGCATGGAGAAGGCTTTGGTGTTCCTTTGTTTAACGCTGTTTGTGCGGATATCCCAGTTCTAGCGCCGGCTTGGTCAGGACATTTAGACTTTCTAAGTGCTCCTTATACCAACGAGACGAGCGGAAAATCTAAGGTAAAGAATTTATTTCTTAAGGCGAAGTTCAACATTGAGCCAGTCAAGGAAAAACATTTAATGCCTGGCTTGATCACCAAGGAGTGCGAATGGTGTTATGTGGAGGAGGATTCCTTCAAAAAGAATTTACAATCTCTATTAAAGTCACAACCACTTCATCAGAAGAATGCTGAAGTATTAGGAGAGCACATTCGCACTACCTTTTCTAAAGATAATGTATTTGAAAAGTGTGTCAACTCTTTGAACGATGTACCAGTGAGCGCCGCACCTACTAAGACTTTTGAAATTGAAGTTAATAATATGTTTGATGCTATTTCTGGAAACAAATGATAGTCTTCGTATCTGATATTTTTGCAGAAGATTATGTTGGAGGAGCAGAACTTACTACTGAGGGTATCATAACAGGGACAGACCTGCCTTTGATCAGGGTCAGATCTCAGCAAGTTAATCCCCAGGTAATCGAGGCGCTCAAAGATCGTTACTGGGTATTCGGAAACTTCTCAGGCTTAAGCCCTAATCTTATCCTAGAGTGCACACAGAAATTAACGTACTCAATTATTGAGTATGATTATAAATTTTGTAAATTTCGCCTACCTGAAAAACATGTTGCTGCTGAGGGTGTCTGCAATTGTCACCAAGAGATGCAGGGAAAACTAATATCCCTATTTTATCACCATGCGCAGAGTTTATGGTTTATGTCCGCCGCTCAGATGAATATTTATTTAGAGCACTTTCCTTTTCTGCAAAAAGACACTACTGAAGTTTTAAGTTCTATCTTCGATCCAAGCGCATTGGATACTTTTTCCCGGCTTAAGTCTAGTAAGAAAAGTAATAAGTGGCTTATACAGGATTCTGATTCTTGGGTTAAGGGAACCGAAGATGCGATCAAGTATGCCAAAGATAATGGCTTGCCCTACGAAACCTTCAAAGGAATTTCCTACGAAGAAATGTTAGCCAAATTCTCTACGTCTAAAGGTTTTATATTTCTTCCACGTGGTGGGGATACTTGCCCTCGCACAGTGATCGAGGCTAAGATGCTTGGGTGCGAATTGGTCTTAAATGACAATGTTCAGCACAAAGATGAAGAATGGTTTTCTGGCACCGTCGAGGACAGTCACTCTTACCTGTCAGGACGAGTAAAGTATTTTTGGAATCGTAACCACGAACATATGCCATATAATATTCCTGGACCCACTGGGAAGGCAGAGTCTACACATTTTAAGATTATTGTCCCATCTTACAATTGTGAAGAGTGGATCGACAGAACCATTCGAAGCATAAGAGATCAAGAGTATAAGAACTATGAATGTGTTATTATCGACGATATATCTACTGATGGAACATGGAACAAGATCCAGGATCAAAAATTAGGGAAAAAATTTATTACCATCAAAAATAATGTTAAGAAGTATGCGTTACGTAATATCCACGACGCCCTAGAGAAGATACAGTCAGATCCTCAAGATGTAGTTGTATTGTTAGATGGCGACGACTGGTTCTCTAATGAACATACTCTCAGTACTTTGAATAAATATTACCAGTCAGATAACTGTTTTATGACTTTTGGTAGTTTTGTCCGTTTCCCAGACGGACACCTGGGTCTTGAGTCTAGTGAATATTCGCCTGAGGTTGTTTCCAGCGCATCTTTCCGCCAAGACGATTGGCGTGCATCTCACTTGAAAACTTATCGAATGTTTCTTTGGGACCAGTTAGATAAAAAAGACCTTCAAGACGAAGCCGGCAACTTTTATGAAAGTTGTTATGATCAGGCAATTATGTTACCTCTTCTAGAGATGTCTCAAGATAGAATAAAATACATCCCAGAAATATTGTGTGTTTATAACATTGGGAATCCTAATGCGGTCAATAAGTTAAAGGTCCAAAAGCAGTATGATACCATGCAAGAGATCAGAGGGAAAAAACCATACCAGAGGATTAATAGTGAAAATCTATTTTGATAATGTAAACTTTCAGTCAAATTCAGGACCTAACTCATTTGGAAAAAAGTTAGCAGAGTCTTTTGTAGATAATGGACATGAGATCTCTCATGTGGATCCGGATGTTCAATTGTCCTTCATCCAGTCCAATATTCGGGTAGCCCCTATGGTTCTTCGCCTAGATGGAATTTATTTTAACTCAGAGCAAGACTGGAATGCTTTAAATGCACCAATCCAAAAAGCCTACCAAGAAGCCGCTGGCGTAATTTTCCAATCTAGTTTCAACAGGACATTAACAGAAAGATACTTTGGGACAAAAGAAAGTACAACAGTCATCCATAATGGAACAGATGTTTCTCTTATCGAGAAAATCTCTACCCTAGAACATCCGATTTTTGATAATTATGAGAATGTGTGGTGCTGCGCCTCATCATGGCGACCGCACAAAAGGTTGTCTGAAAACATTAGATATTTCTTGGAACACAGTTCGGAAGATGAGTGTTTGGTCGTGGCCGGACAAAATCCAGACTACCAAGCGAATCACCCTAGGGTATATTATGTTGGAAATTTAGACTGGGTTACTTTAATCTCACTATACAAGAAGTCTAAGTATTTTATTCATCTTGCACTTATGGATCATTGTCCTAACGTAGTGGTAGATGCCCGAGCCAGCGGCTGTCAAATAATTTGCGCCTCAAGCGGAGGAACTCCTGAAATCGCTGGAACTGATGCCATAGTCATTGAAGATATGGAGTGGGATCTACAGCCATTCCGACTCTACGACCCGCCACCTTTAGACTTTTCCAAGGTTCAGACATTAACAAAAGACATAAACCTTGATATTAATAGAGTAGCACATAAATATTTAAAATTTTTAGAAACTCATTCTAAATAACTCCAGGATAGATTACTATGAAGACCAGAAATTATGAAAATTATGAAGATTACATCAAACATCAATCTTCTAAAGACTCACAGACAGATCGCTATACAAAGCAGTCAGGACCCGAATGGCAACTAAGGCTCGACGGGTTTAAAAATGAATTCAGTAAGTTAAGTAACTATCTAACCCCAGAAAAAAAGTGTTTAGTGCTGGGCGCCGCCGCCGGAGAGAAAGTTATCGCCTTGAGAGAGCTGGGGATTGAGTCTGTCGTTGGCTTGGACTTAATTCCTCACGAGCCTTTGGTCCTAAAGGGTGATATGCATAATCTAGAATATGAAAATGATTCTTTTGATTTTGTCTATACAAACTCATTGGACCATTCCATTATGCCGGAAAAATTAATTAGTGAAGTAGAGAGAGTCCTTAGTCCAGGAGGGCTTTTTTATCTTCAGATACCTCTTGGACTGGAGAAGGATGATTTTACAGAGTTTGTAGTTCATAATCCAATTTACGATGTTCTGCCATTATTTGAAAAGAGTTACTGCGTCTTGATGCGCCCTCTTCCGGCAGGAGTCAATTTTGCAGACACAAATTTTGAACTAGTGTTCATGAAAGACGCTGATCTTACGAATATATATGAAACATACGGAAATCTTCATACTGTTGAGGTACCGACTGAGTATCAACAAATCTGGGATACTGTTAACCTACCAACTCAAAAACAAAAATTAGACTCTTCTAACATTATGGATGAGAGCCGCCGAAACAACATATTAACAACTTTATCTCGACGAGGATATTACCTTACCCGATTTGCAGAGCAGTATGGTGTTAAAAATATCGCAGAAGTTGGAACTGCACAAGGATGGCAGTTTTATTCTTTTGCAGAATATGTAAATACCGTAGGTGGGACCGTAACAACATGTGATATTCGTGATGTGCGAAATGAGACGTATAAAAAGAAATATCAAGACCAAGACAATATTTCTTTTGTGACAGGCACTAGTTCTGAAATGAGTGAAAAAATAGAAGATGTTGGGCTGTTTTATATCGATGGTTCTCATGATCAGGGCGCAGTTATTACAGATGTTGCAAATTTAAACAACCAACAGTCAGAAAATCCCATTTGGGTTTTTGATGATTTTGACACTCGTTTTGGGTGCTTCAATGATATTTATCAACTTGTGAGTGCTGGACTCCCCTTTAAAGTTTACCATGTTGGCGAGACAGGATCTGGTGCACCAAGCCACCAGGCAATTGTTAAGGGCCAGTTTAATATCCAACTCCGTGAAGAATAGGTAACAATCTATAATGAGAAAAATTTACTTAACGGCTTGTGTTGGTCTCGATCACGATATAGTCTTATTAGACCAATTTTGCAAACATTATAAATCTTTGGGAATCCCCTCAAAAAACTTCCTGCTAGTACTAAACACATCAGAAGAGGGAAACGTCTCGACTAATATTAAGTCAGGACTTAAGATACTCGACAATCATGGTATTGAACCCAAAGATATCTGGTGCACTCGTTATGAGAGCCAGGAAAAGTGGAGTAGAGTTCATACTTTGCTCAACAAACATGTTACACCTGAAGATTGGGTAGTTCATCCCGATACAGATGAATTTCATGAAATTCCGACCCCTACTTATGCAGAACTTTTTGATCAATTCGACAAGCAGGGCATCAATGCCGTTCAGGGTATGTTGATTGATCGATTGACTGAGTCCGGGACTGTTCCTCCGGACGTAGAAACACAGGATGTGTTTAAAGAATTCCCCGTTTGTGCTGATCTTAATTCCCTGCTTAAACTTACAGGTGCTAAATTGATGGCTTATCGAGGATTTCTGCGAGCCAACAATGGATCAGGACAAGTACATGAACAAGTAAAACCTGCAACGGTATATCCGCATGGAAAATCTATCTCATATCACGAGACTCCACAGTTCATTAAGTGGGTGGGAGATCCAGATTATGCCAACCGTGATCAGGAGCCTGAAGACTGGACCTCATCTATGAATGAATTAAAGAAAGAAATTCCTTACCTTGTCCATCATTTTAAATGGCATGGAAGAGTAGTGGAAAAGTTAGAAGAACGGGTGGAAACCTATACCCGTTTAAAAAGAGCCCAAGTTAACCAATCGATTCGAGCCCTTAATCATTATAGAGAGCACGGTCGCTTCCTTCTTAAGGAAAGAGAAAATAAGTGAAAAAGTTATTATTTGATTGTGGTGCGAATAACGGATGTTCAATAAGAAAGTTCGCCACAGAAACTCTGCCTGATTTTGATGATTATGAGGTTCATTGCTTTGAACCAGGTGCCGTCGGCAATGCAGAAGAAGTTGGCGCTTCGTTGAACAAGTATCCCAATGTCAACTTTCACAAAAAAGCCGTCTCAGATGTGAACTCTACGATCACCTTCTATGATCATGAATCTTATTCTGGAGCATCTACAACATGGGTTTCTAAAGCCGAAGATAAGAAAAGGGTTGGCGATTGTGGGTCCAACGTAAAGGGTAAAGTCGTAAAGAAGACAGTTGAGTGTATAGACCTCAGCGAGTTTATCAATGTTCAAGTGGGAGATAATAAAGAAACTTTTGTTATTTTAAAACTGGATATTGAAGGTGAGGAATATCGAGTAATTCCCAAAATGCTTCAAAACAACACTTTTTCTAAAATAAATAAAATTTATCTTGAATGGCATCCCGAATGGAATGATACCGGGGTTCATCAATCACAACTAGTTGATCAGATAAGGGAGCAAAATCCTGACATCATAATTGACGCAACGTGGAATGCTTTGGGGTACTAAATGTGTGGCTTTTTATATGCCTCTTTTGATATAGAGGAAGAATTACTAAAAAATTCGGAATCAATGGTCCAAAAACGAGGACCTGATTACACGAATCATGCAAAGATTGATGGTGAGACTTTTGCTCATTATTTATTACATATTACTGGAGAAAGAACTCCGCAGCCATTGGAATTAGGTGAGAGTTATTTAGTTTACAATGGTGAAGTTTATAACTACAACAAGTTCGGAACTTTCAAATCTGATGGGTATGCTATTTTAGAGGCATATGACGCTGAGGGTATTGAGGGGCTCCAACAACTTGATGGTGAATTTTCAGGAATTATTCGAACCAATACAGAACTGGTAATGTTTCGAGATACTTTCGGAACCAAGCCTATGTTTATGGCATGGGATGAAAGAGGTATAGCAGTAAGCAGTTATACCTCTCAATTGAAACATCTAGGGTTCTCGAACATCACGACGGTACCTTTGAATCAAATCACAGTTCTAAACATGAAAACTAAGCAGGTAACTCAGGACCCCTATCGTGTTTTTAATTTAAGCCAACATAAAAATCATTTTGATGATTGGGAGCAGGCATTTAGTTCTGCTATCGAAAAACGCACAAATAACTCTCAGGTGTCTTACTTTATAGGATTGAGTAGCGGATACGATAGTGGGCTCATATCTTGCTTTCTAAATGAATTTGAAGTAGATTATAAGTCATACTCCATCTTAGCGGCTGAGAACTACGAAGTTTTAAAAGCCAGAGGCTTGTTGGCACCCCATAATGAGTTTATTCACCTTACTCAGGCACAATACGAAGGGCAAAAAGCATTTCTTGAAAATAATTGTGAACCCTTTACTACTCCCCCACGCCAAACTAGAGCAAATGGGTACAGCGTCTTGAAGGACAAAGGAGCGGTAGGAACCGGGATTGTATGCGAAAAAGCAAAAACCGCTGGATGCAAGGTCTATATGTCTGGTCAAGGATCTGATGAGATCTTAAGTGACTATGGACACGCTGGGCGTGTGGCTCCAGGGTTTCTTCACTCTACTATTGGAGGCTATTTCCCCGACGATTTGGCTAAGGTTTATCCATGGGAGAATTTCTATGGAGGAACCCAAGAAGAATTCTTAGCAAAGGATGAGAATGTAGGGGGAACTTACGGGCTAGAGTGTAGGTACCCATTTTTAGATTTTGCGGTGGTACAGGAGTTTTTATGGCTCAAAAATGAATTAAAAAATTCTCATTATAAATCCCCTATTCATCACGTCCTGACAAAGCGAGGCTATCCCATGGCTCCCAACGGACTGTTTAGTAAAGTTGGATTTAGGGCTAACAGCGGTTTTAGGACATAAACTATGCTCATTGCTACAACCTTCGCACTAATGGTGGGAACTCTTTTTGTTTGCCGAAATTTCTTACCCCTAGATGAACAGGACGCCTGGCTTAGGGAGAGGCATATGCCCGAACCTAAAACACGGTGGCTGGTCGTTATAGTATCGTTAATCATAGCAACAGTGATTACTTATAATGCTAATAACTCTTCTCTGTTAAATGAGAGGATTCTAAATTTCTTTATCGGAGGCGCTTTTCTGTGGAGCACTCTCTTCGACAAACTTGATAAAACATTAGAGCCCGTAAGTGGAACAGTAATACTCGGACCATCTATCTACCAGGATATTGTATACTTATTTATCTGGGTTTTCTCGTTGGTTTATCCTGTTTATTTTATACCATTTTTCACTATAGGGTCTTTATGGTACTTTTCTAGGTTTAATTCTATTTCTGCTACAGAAATTTATATGCCTCATAAAGTTGCTTGTTATTTGATTTCATATTATATTTTGAGTGCTTTTGTTGAGGTTCCTCCCGAAATATTGATAATTACATTATCGGCGGTCTGCGGAGTACACTATTTCTCCTCGGGTCTGGGAAAATATAAGATACAATGGGAGAGGGTTAATCTTTTAGGAAATATAGCCCATGCCGCAAAAAATCAAAATAATTGGGGATTAATAGCCGATCGTTCATGGTTCCCGCTCATGCAAAAACTCAATGTCCCATTGCAGACCGCAGTAGTTTATGTTGAGATGGCTGCTGTGTTTAGTGTTATCGATTATCGACTGGGCTTGTTTTGTTTTGGTTTTCTGTTCTTGATGCACTTGGGAATATTTATTTCAACAGGAATATTTTTCTGGAAGTGGATGGCTGTATTGGTTCCGGTTATCTTTATGATCTATGGACTACAACTTCAGGTTTCCGAGATAACCTCGAATATTCCTTTGGTGATTTCGTATATCATTGCCATCGCTTTCTCATATTTACTTCCATCTATTCCTAGTTTAGTTTGGATTGATTCACCACTGAGTCATAAAATCACATGGATTATCAAGTCTCCAACTACAGAGAGTACCTATGAAATAAACCCTTATGATGTTCGTCCATATGATATGTCTTTATCTCAGGGACGTCTAGGTGTATGTTATCCTTCTGATCTTTTTAATATGATGGGTTGTTTAGGAGCGTTAAAACCTCCTTCTAGTCCGGAAGATATAGGAGAATTTCTCGCTCACTACGCTAATAGGTTAAATGTGTTGTCTACTAAGAAACTAGAGGAAGAACAGGTTAGACCCGCTTTTCTTGAATTATACAATCAGGTGAAAATGTACGATAACTTTCTCAAGGATCAAGAGTTACCCGATTGGATGAAAAAGCATAAAAATGATCAGTTAATTAGGGGCATAACCGGTATTCTAGGCTGCCTTGAGAAAAGGTCCACTAAGCGACTCTTTATTCCTAACGTTCATATATGGAATCTTAAAAAAAAGGATGACAAGTCGGTACTTCAAGATATATTGTCCGAGAGTTCATCTATATTAGAAATAAAGAGACAAGTATTCTTTTATAGCAATTATCATAATAAAAGTTTTATCATACATGAAAGTCAATATGAGATTAATATAGGGAATTCGGAGATTGGGTGATGATTGTATGGTATGACGCAGATTGCGGAATTTGTTCAAAATTTATAGATACGGCTTTATATCGAGTCGATACCCAAAATATATTTTTTATACCGAATAATTTTGAAGAAAAAGTACCTCTAACCTTATCTCTCACTCATTATAATTCCCTCAAAGAGAAGACAATAATAGTCCAAGATGAAGAAGGAGTTGTTTACACCCACCATGAGGCAATCGCTGAGATATTAAGTAGGATGGGCGGCTTTTATACCCTTGTGTCAAAAATTATGAAAGCGCCTGTAATTTCACCCATTTGTTATTGGAGTTACAAGATATTCGCCCGATACCGACATTGGATAAGCAAACTTTTTGGCTTAAATCAATGTAAAATATAAAAATACTATAAACTTTTTGAAAAGTCAACTAAAATAAACACAGGAGGAAGAGATCACTATGAATGTTGGTATTGTTGGGTGCGGATTTGTCGGCAGTTCCTTAAGGGAAGGTCTTCGAGATTCTGTAACTGTTAATGTGTATGATAAATTCAATACAGACTTATCGACGGTCGATTCATTAAGTGATCTAGTAACAGAAAGTGATATTCTCTTTGTGTGTCTTCCCACTCCTATGCGACGAACAGGAGAGTGTGACACCACTCTCGTGGAAAACACAGTTCGCCTTATTGATAACTATTGCGAGGGAGATGATAAAGTCGTTGTGATTAAATCTACAGTTCCTCCAGGTACCACTAAGCGCCTTCAATTAATCACTCGTGATTGTTGTAGTATTATTTTTAACCCAGAGTTTTTAACCGAAGCCAATCATATTGAAGATTTTAAAAATCAAAAACGTATTATTTTAGGGGGAGATAACTGTAAGGAAGCCTTGACAAAAGTTAAGAGCATGTATATGAAGCAGTTTCCTAGTGTTCCTTATGTTCTATGCGGTTCTCTGGAAGCCGAACTTACTAAATATTTCTGTAATTGCTTCCTAGCAACTAAGGTATCTTTTGCAAATGAAATGAAACAGTATTGTGATGCCCTTGGTGCTGATTACGACAGGGTAGTAGAATCCTCAGTTTATGATGACCGAGTCGGGAAGAGTCATTTATCAGTTCCTGGTCCAGATGGTCAATTGGGGTTTGGAGGATCTTGTTTTCCTAAAGACATAAATGCTCTCATACACAGCATGAAAGCAAAAAATGTTAATCCATCCCTTCTGTCGGCGGTGTGGCAAAAAAATTTAGAAGTTAGACCAGGAAAAGACTGGGAACAATTAAGAGGGAGAGCAGTAACAGATGACTAAGAAAAAATGTTTAGTTACGGGACATAAGGGTTATATTGGATCCCGTCTTTATCGTGCCTTGTTGAAAAGAACAGATTGTGAGGTTTTGGGTATCGACTCAGATGATCTGTTGGGTAATAATATTCTCCAATTGTTTAGCGGCTCTCCTTCACACCAAAAGATGAGAGAAAAACTGGAAGAATGGTCTCCGGATTACATCTTTCATCTAGCGGCCATCCCCAGGGTTGGAGAGAGTATCGATAATCCAGTCCAGACTATGCTTAATAATGTAATGGCTGGAGCCATCATGTTAAATTTTGCAAAAGAGTGCAAGGTCAAGCGATTCATATATTCAAGTTCGTCTAGCATAGAAGGGAATGGTAGTGGACCCATGAGTCCTTATGCTTTGCAGAAGTATACTACTGAGTTGGAAGCCGGAATTTATTCTGACTTATTCGGTCTTGATACAGTATCTTTGCGCTATTTTAATGTCTATTCTGAAGATCAACCAGCAGAGGGCGCTTATGCCACTGCGGTTGCGAACTGGATGAAACATATTAGAGACGAGGAAGAGCCGTTCATTACTGGTGATGGGGAACAAAGACGGGACATGCTTCACGTAGATGACGCCATCGCAGCCAATATTTTTGCAATGGATTATGAACAAAATTTCAAGGGTGCGGTATTTGACGTTGGAACGGGAGAAAATATATCTCTCAACGAGATGAAAGAAATAGTTCTTTCTCACTTGCCGGATATAAACTTTGATTACGTAAAAGACCGCAAAGGCGACGTGAAAGAAACTAAGGCTGATCCATCCGGTCTGAAAAAATTAGGATGGAAAACTAAAATTGATATTAAAAAAGGCGTTGATCGCTGTTTCAAAAACTTAAAAAAGGAGTTAACCAAATGAAATTATCAAACCAAGCAGTAGGTGCCCTTCTCATGACACTTCAAAAGTGTATTGCTGAGGAGGTCGATATTACAGAATTACTATCAGACTGGAATCTGGAAGTCAAGAACGATGAGGTTTTTGTCACTAATCCGCCCCCAGTTCGTAGCGCCGTTACTACGGATGTGGTAGAATAATGCCGCAATATGTCTATGACTGTCTTGCTTGTGAGAGCCAGATGCATATTAGGCATAGTTATCGATCAGTGGACATAACTTGTACCGCATGTGGATCTGACAAGATCGTTAAGAATTTGTCTACCCCATTCAACGATGCCAGGGTAAAAAACAATAATCCCGAGAATTCTGTTGGTGACGAAGTAAAAGAAGCAATCAAGAACAATGGTCATGAATTGCAAGAGATGAAGAAGAAAATTAAAAATAGAGTATTTGAGAAGAAATGACATATATTTTAGCGTTTTTGGTCTTAATTCTGGGTGCAGCCGTGGGTATGCTCGTGTGGTATATCCGAGGCTTACTCGAATATACTAAAAACGTAAACGAAGATGTTTTCATTGCCTCTTCTCTGATTAAGAGTTTTAATGAGCACCTAGATAAGGTTTATAATGCCGAGAGATTCTATGGTGATTCGACCCTTGAAGGGCTTGTGGCACATATAAAAGACTTGATGGAAGAGTTAGACATCTTTATTAAGCAGCAAAACATTTTTTTAGATTCGGATAACAATGAAAAAGAAGAAGAAGAGTAAAAATCATTATTTTACAAAAGTAACGGAAGACGCCATCGTCGCCTATTGTGCGACAGAGGATATTGGTATTCGATCGAAACTTTATGTAGAAGAAATCCAGCCAGCATTCAATGAGTTGGTGGACAAGATTGTCTATACTTATAAGTTTACTTCTCTTGAAAATATTGATCACCTGAAAGATGATTGCAAGGTTTGGCTTACCACAATCCTAGGTAAGTTTAACCCCAACCAAGGGACGAAAGCATTTTCTTACTTTTCAGTCGTAACAAAAAACTGGTTTACACACAAAGCGAAAAAGCAAACCAAAAAGAATCGCCGTGAAGTTAATTATGACTCAATGATCCGAGAAGTCGAAGCCGTCTCTGCATCTGGGCATAGTGATTTCTATGATGCTGCTGAAGAACACCAATACTGGGCCTTCTTGTTATCTGAGATCGAGACCTGGCGCACTTTAAGTTTAAAACCCAACGAGGAAAAGGTTCTTAACGCTATAGAAACCCTGATGAAAAATATTGATCAGATTGAAATCTTTAATAAAAAGGCAATTTATTTATACATGAGAGAAATCACTGGCTTGAACACCAAGCAAATTGTTAGTTGCTTGAATAAAATGAGAGTTCGCTACCGCACTTTTAAGAAAAAGTGGGACGAAGGAGAAATTAACTAACAAACTAGTTAATGTATGAAAAAGAATTTAGAGTCTCTTATAGAGCAAGCACTGGAAAACATTAATCAAGACCGTCAAGAGACTGAGCAACTGCTCAGCAATCTTAAGGAATACATGTCAGTTTCCTCAGAAAGATATTCGGATGCTGGCTCTACTGCCGCTAAATTTGTAGAAACTCTACAGCGAAGTAATGAGCAACTAGTCAAACTCGCTACCCTGGTTTATCGTAAGGAAACAACCAATAATGAACGAGGGTTATCCGAAGAGGATAAAAATTCTTTATTTGATATAATAAAGGACAAACCTAAAGATGGCTAAATCAGATGCAAAAGCAGATTGGCTTGATCCTTCTATAAGTATCTCTGCTAATACAGACGCTTATCATAATGAACAGTTAGTTTACGGACAGGACCCGGCTTCCCATCTTGTAAAGAAAGTCCTCAGGACATCTGTTGGAGTAAATACCACCGGCGGCGACCAAGTTTTAAAAGCCCGAGTTGTTCATGTCCCTTCGATAAATTCTCCTGAATCTGAATCCTGGTTTGGTTTAGTTTGGCCATGGGCCACCTCTACAGAGCCCACAATAGGTAAACATCCTGTTGTAAAAGTCCAAGTTGTAAGCGATAACAGAGACGCATTTTTGCAGGTTCGTCCTCCATCTTCGAATTCTGACGCTTCAGGTAATTTTTACAGAACAGTCTCTAATCCTAGTGGACTTGAGATAGGGCACGGGTCTGAGGTTGATATTGTACTTCGTAACCCTCGCATGGGGTTTAGTACTAATCCAAATATATCCGCTGGCACTATTATTAGTGTTAATCAATTGAAATCCCAGGATCTTAATGGTAAGAATGGAAATTGTAATCCCCGAGCCCCTGGCTCAAACGGCTCCAATACTGTTTCTGGATCCTGTAATGCCCCTGGTACCCCGAGCCCTCGTCAAGGACCCAAGAGCCGAAATTTCATTTCTCTACCACCACCAGCAGCAACAGCCCAAATTGTTTATCCTACAAACCCTGTATCGGTTAATGATGCAGATCAGGCACCAACACCATCTATTCAATCAGGATATACTTCAGATAGTTTCTTCACGAAGTTTGCAACATCAGGAATTGGTCCCCGGCGGACAGGACTCGCCGGCGCTAGTACAAACCATGCAGGAGTTGATTTCGTTGCGCCAATGGGGGCAAATATTTATGCATCCCTGCCGGGTAAGGTGGTAAGACGTAGGCTACAAGGAGCCCCCAGCACCAAGGTAGGTTATGGGTGGTATGTTGTTATTGAACATACAGATTTTGTTACTCCTTACGGGGGTCCTTTTTACACCCTTTATGCACACATGGGACCGCCTCTAGTACGAGTAGGCGATCCGGTTTCTCAAAAGCAAAAAATTGGAACCTCACAAAACACAGGGCGTAGCACGGGTCCGCATCTTCACTTTGAGGTTCTTTATGACCCCCGAGGTAATTCCAAAATTGGCGTGAAGGGGGAAGTTATTGATTCTCTAGAGCCCATAAGTCAGTTCTTATTTGGACCAGGGTTTGCGATCAAAGGAACTACCGGAAACAACCCCGGTGGGGCTTATGGGGGATCGGGAGCATAATGTCTAAATTTCCATCTATACTGCCAGCATTTATGACTGCACAGACAAAGAGAGTTGTTGACGAGGATCCGGGCTCAGTAGGGGAACAGGGCAATGGGATAGACCAAACTCCGTTATTTACTGAGCCTAATCCGAATTATTTGGTTGCTGATGCAGAAACAGTATCGCAAGGTAAATGTGGCAGTATTATCATTCAAGGACGAGACCGCCCAGGAAGTATTAAATCGGGCATGGGTTCTGGGCTCCCTAGGGCAGCCACCCAGGGAGTGGACACACCACTGTCTCAAAGAACTGCACAAGCCGGACTCCCTAAAGGAGCACCTGTAAGTCACGCAGCGTGCATTGACTTGATCGCAGGATTATCGGGAGTTCTAAAAAGAGAAGTGGATGCTTCTGGGGAGCCTGTTCTGACCAATAAACATACAGAATTAGATTGTTCTCGTATCTATATGACGCAAATGGCTCACGATATCGACTCCCAGGAGTATTTTAATATTGCAAAAGCACCAGGGGAAGGCAGTATGACCGGACGAGGTGCAATCGTCATAAAGTCCGATCTTGTGCGAGTGGTTGCACGAGAAGGTATTAAAATCGTAACCGGCACAGATGTCTATCAGGGGTCCAGAGGAATGAATGTAGAGGGAACACCAGGGACAATTGCCCTGATTGCCGGCAACGACGCCTCTACTTTAGAGCCTATGGTTAAGGGCGATCAGTTAGTTACGGTTCTTGACAAGACTACTGATTTAATTGACGATCTACAGTCGAGTGTGTATTTTAATCTTGAGTTGATTACGTTTTTGATGGCTTCTTTTGCCGACCCTACTGGAGTCTCCCAATCAAAACTTAAAGAACTGACATCAAAAATAGTTCCTGCCTACATAGATTTGTATACTCAAGATTTGAACTATGAATTTCACAAGGCAAACTATGGCGGCAAATTCAGTGAAGACCTGAAGAAAATCTATAACCCGTTGCCGGTACACAATTTCAGAAGCAAATTCTGTTCCGTTAATTAAGGCTAAATAAACCATGAGTGTTATTTTAACAACCCGACAAAAGAATATCGTCAACCCATATGCTGATCAGACATATCAGGACCGCTTAGGTGGTCAGTTGGGAGTTGATCCTTATGATTATCATGGCATTCGCAACAAATTTGTGATTGAGGCTATCCACGATAGTTATATTAATTTTCAAAACTTTCCTAATATTGGAACTGAGATGTCCCCGGATGTTGCGCTCCCTGATGGGCAAAGAATTATAACATCCACCGATGCCCGTGCCTACTTTTCAATCTATCCCCAGAACGGTAGACTAACTCGGGATTCCATAACTGGAACACAGGTTATGGAGCCTTGGGGTGGAGATGAGGCACAGAGAGAACTAGGAACTTTAGTTGCTCGTCTACGTGAAAATTCTGTAATTCAAAATTATACAACATTCACTACAGAATTATCTCAAGCCAGCGCCGGCGCTTCACAGCCCGATCAGGATATCGCTAACCTTATGGCAATTAATCCTACTCACTCATTCCCATATTTGGCTCGATTAAGGTCAGCATTAGGTCTGCGTACAAGGGATATTATAAATCCAAATACTGCACCACTTGAAAACACTTTAATATCTCCCCAGGTTAATACTTTCGTAGGGTCAGAGTCTAATGTGGATCTTTACGAGTGGACAAAAAATGCAGAACCAGAAACAGACAAAGAGAAAGTGTATTTCAATGTAGTTGACGATAAATTCTATTATGTTGTTCGAACAGATTTAACAGATTTTAATTCTCTGGATATAGCCTGGATTCTGCCAGAACTGAAAAGCCAAGGAGTACTTCAAAAATATCAAGATATTGCCGACCGAGGAATTAAAGAGATACTAAAATTCTCAGGTAGATTATCTAGAGGGAATTATCTGGCACTACAAGAGACGTTTGGGGGAATTGAGGCACCAGAATTTCAACAATATAACTTAGAGGAAGAGGATACTCCTCGTTTTCGCAAGTACAATATGTTTACTTCCAAGGATCCCCGTCCGGGATCCCGCTGGGTTTGTGCCATCACCATTGACCAGGAAATTATTAATAGCCTGCCAGTCACTGACGCAATTTCCTATCAGGATGAGGCACTTACTCCCTATCAACTTTCTTTGGTAATAACCGACACAGAAAAAACAAATGTAAGCAGTCGAGAGCCTCGATTTTTTGAGAACCTAAACCTTGCACAGAAATTGGTTGATGTCTCAGACATGCTCGAAGAATATGGCCAGACCCTAAGAGAAGAAGGGCTTGGACCTATCCTCTTGAACAATATAGACCTAGATATTGAATCGCAAAAGATCGAGTCATTTTATGATTTATTCGGGAGTTTTTATGCTTATAATCGACTGTCCCTGCAAGATGATGATCTTGTACAATTTTTCTTTGACGACTCATTTCGCTTATTGTATATCTGCATAAATGGGGTGGCCTATACACGGGCAACGGGTAATCCTAATTTTCAGCCTGAGCCTGTAGAGGGCACTCCCACTGTAGTTTTGGACGCTTTTGCCTACTTAACTGCAACTACATTCTCTTATATCTATAATGCTTTGGAAATATCGAATGAGTCTTTGTTGACTACCCCACAGACTCGCCAGCCATGGGCAACATTTTTGTCGATGTATACCTTTCCACAGCCTGATTTTTCACCCGAAAAGATTGATCAAGTAAAAAGGAATCAAGGGACCTTTGATCTTTCAAACACTTTATCCCAGCAAAAGAATATTTTTACAAAACTTGCTCAGTATTCTCGTATTCCTCAAAGCGAAGCAAATCGGCTTTGGAACAAAAAAGAAAGGTATGTATTCCTGAGTGACGCCTTATTTGCTTCGGGCTGCGACACCCTCGCCGCCCAAGCCCTTCGAGAGACTCTCACCGCTATAGCGGTATTAGAAGGAAAGATTTCAGTACGTACATATTTGAGGAGAATTATTCAAGTTCTGAAAAGGGAAGTGATTCAAGATGAGACCACCCGGCGCTTACTTACCGCCGGCGCTACTGCTGATCCTCAAAATATATCAAGGGAAGTGCAACGCCTTGTAGAGAATCAGATTTTCTGCTCTTTGGATGTATTAGGAGGGGCAGTTGGAGCCGCAGTTTTACAAGCAACTGATTCACAGCCCGCTACTAACCAGTTGTCTCGGGTCTCCAAAGATTTAAAACAACCACTGGTTTTAGAATTTAAAAAATTACCAATGATGAATAAGCAAAATAGAGCCAAATCGGCTTATCGTGCCGTCATTAATAGAATTATTACTAATTTTTTGAAATCTCTTTTGGCAGGCGTTGCCAAGGATCTAGTAAAGGCTGTGGCAGGATGTGGTCCTGCTGCTGGTCAGAGTGAACTAGACCTACTCCAAAATGCCTTTAGGCAGTACGATTACGGCGGAGTAGAGCTTAATAATTTACTCATCAACCTCGACATCGTACAAATTGCTAAAGATGTAGATCTGGTAAATGTTAACCAAGAGATCATCGATGATGAGACAATAACAGTCAAAACAGATCCTAGTGCTGAACAACTTCAAAAATTCATTGCTGATGTATCTAAGATGGTTACCCCCACCGAGATGACCAGCCTACTCGGAGGTGATGCTGATGACCTATTGTATCGCTCTATTTTAGAAACCGTGAAAGATGGATCAATATCTTGGCCAATCGGAGTCCGTCACAAAGATCCGGGAGACCAAAACGTCGGTGAAGAATTTATTCAGGCGATCAAAGATGAATTTACGGGTGAAGACTATGAATTTATATACGAAACAATAAATCCCTCCCCTTATGATGACTTTATTTTTACTAAGGAAAAGATAAAGGAATTTTTTGCAGCCATTGGTGCCGGCTTAGGGGAACTAGAGTCAGAAGATTCTCCATCTGCGCTAGATGAATTTTGCGAAAATCGAGATCCTGACTTAACTACTCTTAAGTTGAGGTTGAGTGAGGCTCAGATGATTGGACAATTTGATCAGGTATTTTCTAGTAAAATTGCTCGGATCAATTCTTATTGTGATTATCTTCGCAGTTTGCAAAGCCTCCAATTTCAGTTGGACCAATTGTTAGCTAGCCTGCCGATGATGGAGTGGTATAATAGTATCTTGAGATTGTTGGCTCGAATCTTGCCCTATCTTACTAGCATGTTATCGGCATGGTGGAAAAATGCTTTTGGCAAACAGCCTCAAAATGTTAGTGATCCACGCTATAATTTATATTCTACAGAGATTGGAATTCAATTATTTTATCAGAGTTATTATATGCTCCATAGTTCCATGGTCGTGCCTCGATTGCAAAAAACAAGTACAAATCGTTTTGTTTATAGAGTACCTATTGTTAACTATTCTACGGATCGTGTAGAGATACCTTCAACCGCCTACAAGGAGTTAGGAACCCAACTTATCTTACCTTATGCACACTATGGTATAACAGACGACAGTACATCAGATGCTCGCATCGGCTCATACGCTGCCTCCACAGCACCTCAACATTTACGAGAAAAAATTGGAAACTCAGCCATCCCTGCTCGTCCGGACGTAGCATTAGGACAATACGAAGGAGTCTATTCAGAAAGAGCCACGGAATATATTAAGCCATATTTGAAACAGATCCAATACAGGGAGCCTTATATCGGATTCTTTCCCACTGTGGCTTTATCTGTCCGTAATAGCAATGATCCAATAGAGCCAGGTATTCGTATTTATGTTGATAGCCCACAGAGTTCTTCTAGGGGATTTGGGCAAACTAACCCCTATAATAATGAGTCGTTGTTGGCATCTTGGAACCCTCAGGATTTTGCTACTGAGCCTAATTCTCCTGTATCTTATGGAATGCTTTTAAATAATTTAATAGAACCTGGTACACAAAATTTGAATACTGGCGGCACTGCCCTTCCGAGTCTTTCTTCGGGAACAGGGGCTGGACTACAGCGCCCCTCAAGTGCTGTACAACAAATGATTAATAGTTTTTTCATGACGTCTTTAAAATTAGTAGATGATGACAATCCTTTTAGTATTGACACAACAGATGAAAGTCTGAATGTTATAAGTAACCCCTCTGAGTTTGTTGAAACACAAATTGATCGTGTTATTACATCCGATGTTGGAAAGCGCCGCTTGCCTCGTTACATCTACGGTACTAACTTAGAAGTATTTGTTGCCAATGATGATATTTGCGTCACTGCTGACCAAAAAGCGGACGCAGAAGCCTGGGTCAGCGTGATACAGTCTAGGATACAACAGTTCTTTGTTAATACTTTGCCGTTAGCACGAGTATATCCTTGTTGGAATAACACGGGAACTGTAAATTTGATTACTGATTATTTATATCGAAAAATACGAAAAGAACTTAAGAGCAGAAATATATTAACTCCTCTGTTACAGAATTTTGATATGATTGAGAAAGTTTATGCGGACTTCCCTGTTGAAAACCCTCAGTTAGTGATAAGTGACAGTAAAACACCAGACGAAAACCTCAAAGAAACAATTCAGAAAATATTTGTAAGAATGTTAGATAACATTGCCAGAACATCAGAATATTCTCTGATCAACCGATCAGTTTATGACAATTTTGAAGTACTGGGAAGGGATAACCCTTCATATACTAAATATCTGTCCTCGTTGTTTTTGTTCTACCAAGAGATGGCCTCTCAAATCAAACAAGGTAATTACGCAAACCTGGGGATTAGAGACAACCAGGTCACTGCTGCGTCTAGGCTATTGCGAGAAATGAGGGACCCGAATACTCAAACTGTGACGGCTTTCGGAGAACAGGTGGGGTCATATTATTTCCCCATTGGACCTCTGTATGCAACTTACTTAATATATTATGACAACTCAGTAAAATATGGGGAACGTTATAGTGACATCTACTATAGATCTCAGGTAGAGATTGCAGGGAGTGACGACGCTTTCCTGGGCGCAGTCAGAGGGCAAACATACTCCAAGTTTGCTAATAAATATGTAGGGTTCCCTGTCTCAGTTCTAGAATATAATGAATCTTATGATATTACATATTATTCCACACCTCAGGTTGAAGAGAGGGTTGCTTATTTAGATCGGCTTCTAACTGATCCTAACCTCATTGAAACCTCGCTTCTTGAGAGAATTGATATTGAGGACCGAACAAGAGGAGTTAGCCAGCGGACTTCAGAGGCAGCTTTGACTGTCCTTGATAACGGTTACCGGTATATGAGCCCTTATGATGCACCTCCAGAATATTATGACGCAATGGGGACGGTATTTTCTTCCGCTAAAGATTGGCTTGGAGGCAATAATCCTCTCGGCAATCTCGACGCTTGGTGGAAACAACCTGAATATATGCCTCCATTCACTGAGGAACAAATTGAGGAAATGTATGAAGAGTATCTGGTGAGGAGCGAACAGGAAATCAGAACGATCGTGTCACAGAATTATAAACCCGCCGGCGGCGAGCCCGTAGCCCGATTAGCCAACCTACAAAGTGCATGGAAAGCCTCGGCACGTAATTACTTTGCAGCCCTTGGAAGCAGGGATGTTGGTCCTTATGGCAACGCCGCCTCGGCGCAAGGTGCCCCAAATTTGGTATCAGTCGATGAATTATGTACTTATAGTAGTACTAGGTTGGATTCATATGTAAATGGATTATTTGGCGAAAGGTCGTTTGGTGATGTGCTTAGCGAGACACCAATAGTGAAGCGTATGGTTTATGGTGTAGTACTATCTACACTAGGTGATGCCCAGGAATACGTCTGCTTAAATACTGGACCTTCTTTACAAAGCGTTAGAATTGAAAAAAATACACTAGAAACACTAATTAAACCAAATGAGTAAATTACAAGGGATATCTCCCCAACTACCTTTATCATATAGTGAAACCGATGGACCCTATCGGCTTAATAAGACTTTGACGCAGACAATTCGTCAAAATTTTAAAAATCTTATTCTTACTTCCCCCGGTGAGCGTATTATGGAGCCAAACTTTGGAGTTGGTCTTTATAACTTTTTATTTGAACCTCTTTCCGGCGAGACGATGGATCGATTAGTCGAAAAGATTACAGAACAAAAAGATGTCTATATGCCCAGCGTAAACATCGAGGTTATAGATTTTGTCACATCAGATGAAAACAGCAACCTTGCTTATAACCAAGTACAGGTAGTAATTCAATACAACATTCTTCCATATAATGCGAAGGATGAATTACGCATCACTTCTACTATGGCTAACTAATTAAGTTTATAAGGGAACATTAATCCATGGCAAAACCACCAATTAATTATACTAGCAAAGATTATACTTCGATTCGAAATGACTTGGTTAACTATGCGAAGCGTTATTATCCAACTACTTTTAAGGACTTTAGCGAGGCCTCGTTCGGAGCGATGATGGTGGACATGGTTGCCTATGTTGGCGATCAGTTGTCTTTTTATGCAGATTTTCAAACTAATGAGACATTTTTGGATAGCGCCATCAGATTTGATAATGTTATCCGCCTCTCAAACATGCTTGGATACAAAACCGCCGGCGCTGCACAATCGACTGGACAAGTTGCCTTATATGTAACAGTACCTGCAAATTCACTGTCACGAGGACCTGATCTAGATTATTTCCCAATTCTTAGGGCTGGGTCTCTTATCGGGGCTGGTGGCGGCGTCGGATCTCAGGGTGCTATCTATAGCCTGATAGATGATGTGGATTTTACTGATCCTAATAACCAAGTAACTGTGGCAAACGTAGATATCACAACTGGTAATCCTACACACTTTGCCATTAAAGCCTACGGTACGGTCGTTTCAGGACAGAACTTCCGAGACATTATTACTGTAGGAGATTATTCCCGATTCCGCCAAGTGAAACTTAACAGGGGAAATATATCTGAGATATTATCGGTAACAGATAGCCAAGGAAACGAATATTATGAAGTCGATTATTTGACTCAAGATGTAGTGATTCAACAAGTAAAAAACATTAATAGTGATCGGACTGCTGTCCCATATGTGATGAGGCTTGTCCCAGTTCCTCGGAGGTTTGTTTCTACAAATACTTATGAGGGAAATACTTTTATTCAATTTGGGTATGGGTCGGAGGAAAACCTTACAGGGGATGTTGTAGCAGATCCGGCAGATGTGGTTCTGGATGTAACGGGCAGAAATTATATTACAGATACTACATTTGATCCTGGAAAACTTATTCAGACAGACAAATTCGGTGTAGTTCCCTCTAACACTACTTTGACAATAGAATATGTGGCGAACACAACTTCCAATGTCAATGCTGCCGTGGGGACACTTAATTCTGTTGTTGGAGCAAACTTTTCTTTTAAGAATCAAGGAACGCTGAATGCGACGCTGGTAACAGACGTCCAGACATCTTTAGAAGTAGAGAACGAAGAACCTATTCTAGGGGACACAGAGCCTCTCTTGCCTGATGAGGTCAGAGAACGAGCCTTTGGAACTTATGCTGCACAGAATCGTGCAGTTACACGAACTGATTATATTAATCTACTTTACAGGATGCCATCCAAGTTTGGTAAAGTGTTCCGCTGTAATGTTATCCGAGATACTAATTCGCTAAAACGCAACCTAAACGTGTACCTAATGTCTCAAAATAGCGCAGGAGATCTCATAGTCCCCAACAGTACTTTAAAAGAAAATGTTAAAACATGGCTAAACAGATATCGAATGATCAACGATACTATAGATGTACTGGAGGGACGAGTGATCAATATTGGAATAAATTTCCGTATTTTGCCTGCCCTGGATGTCAATCGATATCAACTTCTTCAGGACTGTATTCAGAAACTCCAACAGGACTATATCAATATTAAGTTTAATGTAGGGGAGGCGATTTATATATCAGAGATTTATAAACTCCTAAATGATGTCCCAGGCGTTGTAGATACTACAAATGTGGAACTAATTAATCAGAGTGGTGGTGTTTATAGCGACGTAGTCTATGATATAGACAGTAACCTCTCGGACGATGGTCGTTTTTTGTTAATACCAGAAGACGCTGTAGCCGAAGTTCTTGTTCCTGGTACTGATATCTCTGGGGTGGTAACATAAGATGGCTATTAAGAAATATTACGCTACTAAAGACAATACCATAACTGACGCATTTAAAATTGATCTTCTGACTCGGGGCACTGGGTCAAACATGGGTATTGCAGATATTTTAGAGACATTTGTGATCCATGGACAGACTTCTGCATCTATTAATGCCGGCAATGCGGAGCAGAGTAGGATACTAATTCAGTTTCCAGTATCTACTATTGCTTCAGATATGTTGGCTGGTGTTATTCCTAACGATACTTCTAGTTTAAAATTCTATCTTAATCTTTATAATGCTCCCCACGGAAGCACTGTCCCGGTAGATTATTCTTTAGATGTTCGAATGCTCAGTCAAGCATGGCAAGAGGGTCGTGGATTGGACATGGATAATTATAGTGACCTGGGAGTATCTAACTGGATTTATGCTTCGGGAAGCACTGCATGGAACGCTACCGGCTCTTCTTATCTCTATGGTGCTGGGACTTCTGCCACTGCTCCGTTTGAGAGTGGACTTGAAAATATTCGTCTAGATGTCTCTAGTATAGTAAATAAGTGGTTAGATGCTACACCAAATTATGGATTCTTAATTAAATTTCCTGATGCTATTGTATCGGGCTCGACCACGATGTATACCAAGAAGTTCTTTGCTCGATCTTCTGAGTATTTTCATTATCGCCCAACGCTAGATGTTTGGTGGGATTCTACTCGTCGAGATAATCGGGGTAATTTTGCTATTAGTAGTAGTATGGCACCTGCCGCAGATAATCTTAATACTCTTTTTCTTTATAATGTGGTCAGGGGTCAATTGCAGAATATCCCTGGGCTTATAAAAGATACTTTAAGTGTAGAGATATTTTCAGGAAGTCAAGCAGCGACTGTTCCGGTTGTGCCTACTGGTAGCGCCCTGGATATAGTTCGTTCTAATAGTACGACCTCAACCATGGTGACGGGCGGCGTTTTATTTGAAAATGGAGTAAAGACTACAGGAGTCTATACTGCCTCTTTCGCATCAACTAGTTCTTTCGAACAAATATTTGATGTTTGGTCTACGGGATCTGGAGCACAAAGAGTAGAGTTTTTCACTGGATCTTATATACCAAAATCATTAAACACGGCGGATCTTCAATATGATGTAAAGTATATTACGACCATCACTAATTTACAAAGTGCATATTCTCAAGGTGATAATCCTACTTTGCGTGCTTTTACTCGTAAAAAAGACTGGAGCCCCAACATTTATACAGTCTCAACCAGACATATCGAGCCCGAAGTGATAGACAACGCATATTATAAAGTCTACCGAGTAATCGATGATTTAGATGTTATTCCGTATGGGACTGGTAGTACTGATAATTATTATAGTCGATTATCATATGATATAAGCGGTAACTATTTCAAACTTGATACCAGTTATCTTGATCCTGGGTATGCCTATGGAATTAAGTTCTCTTACTACCTTCAGGGAACTTATCAAGAGCAGCCCGAAGTATTTAAATTCCGTATTGAAGAAGAGAACACATGAGCGTAAAAAAGTTATTTGACAAAAATAAGCAGGCAGTAACTGTAGGAAAATACCTACGACTAAGTGCTCCTGACACTTTAGGTGACGGAATTGAATCCGAGGCTCATCTCAAGGCTTCTCTTCAGAAACAAGATTATGTTCTGCCTCCTATCAATTATTCAAACCCTGAAGAGTTTGTCAAGTTTGGCTCGGCTGAACAGTATTATAAAAATGCATTTGAGTATATTTTAAGTTATTATCCTTACGATGGTTCTGAATTTGAAAAGGTAGATTTTTATAATAAACTTAATCCTGTTGAAAAATATTTCTTTGAGGAAATCTATCCTACATCTACTGGCTTTATACAGAATGGCGTGACTTATGGCGCTATTACCCCTCATCCATCAGGGTATGCCTCTTCCTCGGCTCAATATGTCCAAGTTAAGGGTGGTCCCCACAAAAATACTTTTTACAATGTAGAGCAGGATCGTACTTCTAATCTTGAGTTTGGCGGACCTGACGGGACAACAGTTGAGTTTTTCTATAAAAAAGCCGCCGCTATTGATCATACGGTAGAATCTCCTCGCCAGGTAGTTTTTGATCTATGGAATGGTGCCAGTACTACATCTGATGAATACGGACGACTTCGCATTGAAGTGGTAACTGGATCGAGTGATCATTTTGAAGTTACTTTCCGATCGGGATCTACTGGATTTGATAATGTTGTTGTACCCACGGCGACTACTCCGATCAATGATGATACTTGGAGAAACTTTTCATTCGTATTTAATACCACATCTAGTTCCCCTACTCTGGACTTTTTTGCTAATGGAACTTGTATACAGACTGGAATCGCTCCAACTGTTGCTGGCGCAATAGGGACAGTCACTGGATCTATGATAGCCAATATAGGTGCCCTCCGAACCACACCTGCTGGTGCAGGCTTTTCCGGAGTAGACCAGGGCTATGGTAAACTTTCTGCATCGCTGGACGAGTTTCGTTTCTGGAAAACTGCCCGAAATGACGAGGAAATTGGAAGATACTGGTTCGCCAACGTAGGCGGAGGAAGTAACAAATATGATGTTAATGTTTCTCTCGGTGTCTATTTTAAATTTAATGAGGGAATTACGACCAATGCGGCTGTTGACCAGGTTATCATGGATTACTCTGGTCGTTTGTCTAATGGGTTGTACGTAGGTTACAACTCTACAAATACTCGTAATACAGCCTCGGCGATTAATCAGTTAAAAATAGAATCAATTCATGAGTTTGGTGATCCCATTGTTCGGTCTTCTAATCCCAACTATACAACCTTGTTGGCAGATTACATTCTGACAGGAAGTAATTATGATTATCAAAATAACGCCCGCTTATTGAACCATTTGCCTAACTGGATAATCGAAGAAGAAGAACAGGGCTCTAACGAGATTGTTAGCCTAACACAGATTATGGCTAACTACTTCGACACAATTTATAATCAAATAACTTATATCAAAAACCTTCGTTACATGGATTATGTAAGCGGAAGCCTTTCCTCTTCTTATACACATTTTCCCTATAATGACAGGTTAGTTGAGAATCTAGGTATCGAGGCACCAGAGTTATTTGCCAACGCCGGAACTCTTCAGCAATTCTTGCAGCGTGATGAGCAGATCAATTTTGACGACCAACTGGAAGATATTAAAAATTCGATCTATAAGAACATTTATAATAACTTAAATTTCATTCTCAAGTCCAAGGGCAATGAAAAGGCGATTCGGAACTTCATTAGGTGCTTAGGTGTAGATGATGAAATTATTGCGCTTAATACTTACCCTAATAACGCTGACTTCGAATTGGTCTCTAATTATAAGGCAGGCGTCAGTACTAAGAAGTTCGCTGACTTCACAGCCCATCTGGACCAGGCGGATGACGAAGCAATTGTCTATCAGTATTATGATTCAACAAACCCTAATTCAGTAGGTACCATTTCTGGATCTACGTCTTTGGGGGAATTTGCCTTTACTCTTCAGAGCGAACTTGATCTTGCCGTCAAACAGGATTATAGAAATTTAGGATATAATATTCCTCAAGTCGTGACAGCATCAGTCATGGGTTTCCATACTCCCGCCGACTCCTCTCCTACAATCACCGATACAACTTGGGCAGCAGCATCAAGCGATTACGGTCTTCAGGTACAGGTAATCAAGAGTCCGGGTGAATACCCAGAAATTTTCGAACCCGCACACAAAGTAAAAGATGCCTACTTTCTGGTTAAAGACCGAGAAGGTAAGACGCTCCTTACTAGTAGTATCTTTAATAATGTGTATGACAACACTAAGTGGAACCTGGCCTTGTCCTTACGCCCTGAGAGATATCAATTCTCTGACGGTGTTATCGGATCAGCAGTGGCTCAAACTGGCTATACTCTGGAACTCTATGGCGTTAACTACCAAAACGGCATAAAGAAGTATAGTTTTTCTTCGGCGACAGATCTTTCGGCAACTTCGGGATCTAATATCATAGAAAGTGCTAAAAAAGTATATCTAGGAGCATCTAGGTTTAACTTTACAGGAAGCACGCTGGTTAATACTGATATCAGGGGATCAAGCGTAAGATACTGGACAGACTATCTTCCAAATTCTACTGTTGATCACCACGCCAAAGAGGTTGATACCTACGGACGCCTCAATCCCTATAGAAACGCTTACGAATTTCAGAGTGCTGCTCCTAATGTTTATATCCCCAAGATTCAAACATTGGCACTCAACTGGGATTTCGCTGATATCAGTGGGAGTGATTCAAGCGGTCGGTTTATGGTTACTGATTATTCCTCGGGCTCAAACGTGCAAGTTTACCCTAACGAGTACCAGGGTCCTGTCTTTAGTAATATTAATCTACGAGAACATACTGGTCGTGGCGACTTCTTTAAGTCTAGTTTCACGCCGGTAAGAAAACAGTACGTTTACACCGACCATCTTCAGATCCCCGAATATGTTGGCGGAGACAATATGGTCAATGTTCCTACTAGCGATGATGAGACTTTCGGTATTTATTTAAGACCTATTGACTTCTTCTTCGCAGTAGAGAGAAGCATGTATCGTAGTATCTCTAATCGAATGTTGGAGATGTTTGCTTCTATCGAAGAATTTAATAATATCATAGGCGAGCCTGTCAACAAATACCGTCTAAATTATAAGCGAATGGAAAAGTTAAGAGAAATATTTTTCCGTAGAGTCAAAAATGATATTCCTGACTTTGATAAGTATCTCCGCTACTATAAGTGGATTGACACTGCGATGGGGGAGATGATCCAGGAATTATTCCCTGTTTCTGCCAAATACGCCCCAGAAGTTAGAAAAGTCGTTGAGAGTCATGTCCTTGAGCGGCCAAAGATTCAACACAAACTTACTATTCTAAGAGATAAGCATCCAGTAGCAGGAATCACCGGCAGCCTGGGCGCTGGCTTTGGGTCAGTTTGTCGTACCAGCCCAGGTTGGAAATTCAAACACGCACCTATTCCTGCTCTTCAGAGTAGAAACTGTAACTGGTGGCGCACCCGAGCAGAAAGAGATGTTCCCCCCCTTATCGCTTCGGGAGGAAATTTAACCACTCGTAACGCTGTTTTAAACGCTGTACAGAAACAAGTAGATGGAACTAACTTCCTTTGTGTTGATGGACAAATAGTGGCTCCGATTTATGGCGGAATTAATCAATACCTGAACAAAAAGAGGCGCATTCGAGATTACACTTTTGATCAATTCAAGAGTCTGGAGGATTGTGATGATGTTCTTGATCCCATGCAAAAGAAACTTGTTCCTTTTCGAGCAACAAAAGATGGTGTAAATTACAAAGGTGCTCAACTGACTCCATTCACCGCTATTAGTTCTAGTTTGACAACAGGCTATAATGCTCAATTGAACAGTCTTGGTCTTACAGGGATCTCTCTTAATAATCTTCATGAGGACTCTATCTCTCCTTATCGTCATAGTGTGCCATTGCAGGGACCCTTTACTAAGCGTTGGGTCGGTGGTATCCAAGCACGTCATGTTGCACCATTTAGAACCATAGACCGCCGTGAAGAATACAATTTAACAATTACTTCGGGTACTGGCTCGGTTACGACTATAACGACAGGAATAATCCCCAAAGGTCAATACCTAAGAGGACTATCCTCAAAATCTCCTGTTAACCTTGCAAATATCAAAACTATTATTACTGGCAGTACTCCTGGTGACGGTGTAAGAAAAGTCGGAAACTTTGAGAGAAACTATGAAGTTGTCCAAGGTAACAGTCGCTTTGAAACAAATATAGATTTTATCTTTAATAATTCTCGTTATCAATACTCTATGCCATCGGCTTTTATTACGCCACCTGCCCGACGAACTAGTGGCTTGACTGGGTCCGCAGATTATCCGGCTCCAAGACAAGTGCCTAACCGAAGGAAGACGGAAGTAATTCTAGTTGATATGTTTGCTTCGCCTGGCTCTAAGGAAGATTCAAAGCAGCAGTTTAGAGATGTCAACTCTGATCAGTTTTCGCCCAATAGTGCGCTGCCTTTCCGAAATTTGGCTGTAATAAACCCTTATCTCAAGCGTTTAGGAACCCATTCCACCTTCGGAGGGTATCAATACGATCCAGCGACTGGTGCTCCTAGTACGACCCCTTCCGCAACTAAAATACAAAGAAATACAGTTTTACGTTTAGAGATGGGCTTTTCAGGAGCCGCCACCCCAACAACGGTAGGCACTGCTAGCGTTTACGATGATGGGTTTGTAACCCGCCCAGTCCCTAATGCTGATAGGGCTCAGTGGACATCCTATTTATCTGGCTCTGAGAATGCTTCAATATATGACCAGTATGTTGCCTTGGGCAGTCGCTACCCAGCCAATATTACTTTTGTAACTCAAAGTGCTACAGCCTACCCTTCAACTTTCTCTAATTCTTTAATTACTAATGCTGGCGGAAAGTCCGAATTTGTATGGGCAAACAATCGAGATTATGTCTCTTGGAAACAAATGCAAGCCGGAAATTCTCAAAAGGCTCAATACTTTTGGCAAAATAATCTTTATGAGTTGTTACCCCAAGAAGTAGTGACGCTAAATGACGAAGTAAAATTTGATGATGGTAGTAATGGCTCAATAGCCACTAAAACTCGTACAATATACAGTCGAAACGGACAAGCGGAGCCTCATTACTATTCCCAGAGATTTAGAGAAGCGCCCATTACTTCACGCTATAAAGCGTTACTCCATCAGATGAGGACTCCGATCGGAACACCCTCAAAGACATCAGAGCGTCATACTTCTATTGCCATGGAATATACTTATGGAAATATGTTGATGGGGTTTGCTAACCGTGAGTTGAACGAACAAATCCAGGGCGATGTAAAATTTGCACATGGAAAGATAAAGCGCCCCTACGAGGTTTTAAGAGATCAATTCGTAGAAAATGTCCAGCGCAGTGTGAACGGTGCGGAATTAATTAAAGACTTTACTTATAGGGAAACAATTTATCCGAAAGAAGTTTACACATATTTGTCACAGTCCCGTGCTCGCCAGGCTTTTGTTTATAGCCACTGGAGAGATGATGCTATAGTCACTGGTAGCGCAGCAGTGACATCGCTAACAGATTATTCTAAACTTATATCTCGGGTAAATATCGATGGCTTTAACCGACAGTCTACTCGCCTGAAGGGCGACTTTGTCACATCTCAGGGTTATCCGGTTCAAAACTTAGACCAGGTTCCGTATGAAGATCCCTCTTCACTGCCAGCGGGACCTGGATCTGGCTCAATATGGCCTCTTGACTCGTACCTATATTCTGATTTCGATACGTCTTTGGTCACTGTGTTGACTGCCTCTACTCCAGTTGTTCTTGCGGATGCTGGTACGATGGCGGCTGGTGAGCTAATGATGACTCACTATGGAACTATAAACGATAGAATTACTGACCCAGGTGGGTCTTTAAACAATGGCACGGCTGTTTATATAACTTCTAGTATTAATTCGGCACAATATGTCTACAATGTTCCTGTTACCAAGGTTGATTGCACAACCACGTCTGCGGTCGCAGCAGTAGCCGCTATCACGGCAAGCAGGGGAGAGGGAGAGGGTCTTACGACTGCTACTGGACAGTTCGTGCTCGGAAGTAGTGCAGACGGCTCATCCCTCTTCGGCGCAGTGACGTTGGAAATTCAGGATCTAACATCGACTAAGACTTTTAAGTTTGTAAATAACTCCAATTCTAACACTTTCGATGCAGGCACCAATACCTATGAAATGGGTGTAGAGAATCCGCCTTTTGTGGGGGTATATTTTACAAAAGAAGAGTGCCGGAATCAACTATTCAGTGCCATCGAATCTGCCCGTGTTGATGCCTCACCGTTGAATATTGCTCTGCCTGCAAAATCAGGTACGGATACTATTGACTTAACCGCAGGTACAGCAGGTACTGCCTGGAATAGTAGAAATATAACTTCTAATGATACTGGTGTTCTTGGTGTGGCTGTAACCAGTTGGGCTGGAGCCACAGATTATACCTACAATAGTAAAACTCTGGACCTTGAAGATGTCGCTCACGGTGTGGTATCATACATTTTTGATGCTGCTACAGCACCCGGTGCGTCTACGGATACAATCATAGGTACTTTTGGGGCAACCGCCACATCTGATGTTATTGCAGCCATCGCTCAAACAATATCTCTGTCCCAAGCAGCAGGTGCTATCAATATTACACCAGGGACAGTGGCGGGATCAACTGTTCCTTTAACTGCGGATGTCGCAGGCACAGCAATGAATGGCAAACCCGTCGCAGGCACAGCCGAAACTGATGGCGGTGTTACGACTGTGGCATTTGCTGCTGGAGCAGCAGCATCCACTGTGTGTGTCGATCTTCCCGAGCCTCGCTCCCCTGGATCGGTATACACCAGACCAGCCTGGACAGCAGGAGTTTCAAGAATATATGTTGATGGACCAAATAAGCGCCAGTCCGCCGCCCAGAGCCGGCCATTCTACGACACCTATGAAAAATATGTGGAAAATATAAGACTAGCAGGCAAAGAAAAAACTATCATGCCTGAGTTTCGGATTAGTGAACACATCAAACAGTACCAGCAGAATGGTAGTCTTCTATCAATTGTTTCTGCCTCCTTGGAGCTTACTGGTGCCAATCATACAATGTTTAACGGAGTCAATAGTTCTTTCTATCAACGTTTTGCTGAAACAGATAAGTTAGAGTTCCTTGGGGACTTTATGCCTGATGATATTTTGCAGAGAGATTTTATTTTCAACAATTACCCACGACACTTTGAACTGGGCTCAGAAGCAATTGTAAAAATGCTCCCTTACGATGGTTTTTATCCAGCAAATAGAAGCCTTGAGATCGCTGCTCTGTTTAGGGATGCATACATTGGCAATGCTGTACTGACTGGCACAAGTGGATCTGCAACTTCTGCATGGAGATCATTGCTCCGACCTTTCTTGGCACCGGGAATCCTTTACAACTCCATTAAGTCTGGAATCGCTGTTGATTATCCTATTCGCCGGACCACTCGAAACTTAACACAGTACTTATCTTCTAGCGCAACTTTGCCATTACATGGGTGCCTGAGCGGAACTCTGTCGGTTAGTAATGCCCCAGGGACCATCCCAGGCAACAGGAGACGTAACTTATCAACTGCAAATTGGCAAAATGCAGATATTAATTCTTTTTTCTGGGCTGATCGCCTACCTTTTGAAACACTAGTTGATCCTGTTCCAGCCTTAAAAACAGGAGAGTCTCTAGGGACTGTCTTGTCGGACCTTAACGAGTATTTGTATCTTGATGCTACGGGATCAATATCCGCCAAGTCTTTGAACGATACCTTGTACAAAAAAGCCATGTCTAACTTCTTGGCTAACGTACCTAAGTTTTTCTTGAAAAAGAAGACTAATAAATATGGACCTGAGGGGTACTTGACTAAATTCGTTTCTCAGTTCGGGGCACCTCCCAAAGATGGACAACAAAATACCGCTCCCGAAAGAACTGTAGAGGTTGAAAAAGATGCCGCCTATATGATGGAGATTGGTCTACTTAAAACGGAGAATTTCAACCAGTACAGTAATCCATATGCTTTTGGGATTCCTACCAGTACGGGCTCAGTAGACTGGCACGGACTTACATCTGACGAACTTCCAAAGGGCAGGGAACAGAACTGGCCAAAACACCGTGGTGAGTTTGCGCCGTTTACGCCACCATATTATTATGGACCATCTTTAGTAAGAATGTTGTTTATGCCACGGGGCGATAAAAATGATTATACTTTGGACGAAATTCTTAATAATGATCGAGGCGAGCTTTTTGTTCAATACTTGAATGAAAGTGGGAGTTATTATGATATGACTTCTGGTTCATTCATAGACCGAGATAATAACGTGGTAACCTCTGTTGCTACCCCATCTTATGGTTGGAACCGAGCATGGCAAAACAGGATGGATATTGATGCCTCGGTTAACATATTTAATACTTTCCCGACTTCTACGGGAACATCTTATCGGAGTACGGATCCTAACAAATGGACCATCATGCCCAAGTGGGAATGTCCAGTTCTAGATTTTCCAAGCTCTCAAACCGCAGAAGGTGTTCCGTCATATCAATTCTCCGCATCTGTAGGTACTGGAACCTATTATTCTGGATCCAAGGGGATGTGGCACCAGTATGGTGTTCAGCCAGATAATGATGAAGGGGTGTATATGTACATCAAGGATATCCCCACTGGCAATAGCGAAGAATACGATTTTGTGGCTATCACATATCTTGATGGTGCTACTGCTAAGCGTACCAACAAGTATGTGAAAAAAGTTCCTAAATTTGTTAGTGATGCCGAGAGAACAGTCAAGTCTTTGGGAGATCTGGTTGGCTTTGACTCAGAAGAGATTATTCGTAATGGTATAGATTTCAGCAAAGCGAAGCGCCTGGGCGAACTCGGGGAAGATAATGAAAAATCACTTTCCGAGGCAGTCTTGGCATTACCTGTCTATTTTGATAAAGACCAGAAGCCTCGCATAATTCCTCTTCGGGCTCCCGCCGACAAATTAGGTCCAAAAATTAAAGAATTCCGAAAGAGATTCACAAAGTTTTCATTGCCTCCTGCTTTAGCAAATGGTTTATTGGGACTTGTACCTCAGGGATACCCCAACATCCCTGACCTCATTAATCCTTTTGGTCCGGATGACTACGATCAAGTGTTGGACGGGACCAAAATGCTTCACACTCCTGTGGTTTATTTATTAGAACATAAAATTTCTCTAACCAAACAGGATTTAGCAGACATGTGGCAGGGAGTAATGCCTGATATTTCTCAGAGATTCAACATGAGTTATACAGCAGTTGACCACTACCTTCCGGGAGATAATGTAGAAGAAACTGCCACTAAGTTCCCAGAAGTCCTTAAGGAGCAGATTATTTTAGATATTCCTCGTAATGAACGAGATGGTCACCCACGATACGATCTTCTAGATATTTCGGGACTACCAGATCTTCGAGGTGTTTATCCTGAGATACGTTGGTTAGTATTTAAGGTAAAAGAAAGAGGACTTGTAGGATATGATCAAATGGTCATGGAAGAGGTGGATGGAGTGGATGCCTTGTCTTACGAAAAAGTAAACGGGTTCCTGAGTGCCCAAGGGTTAACTCCTGAGTCTGCTGCAAGGTTCATGGGCACTATGGACAATTGGGCAAAAACAGTATACAGTTACAAGCATTCACTCACGGAAGGTTCCTACAATTGGCCATACGACCATTTCTCTCTGGTCGAACTCAACAAATTGGATACAAAGTTCGTTTTTCGACCAGAGCTGGAGAGAGAATATACTGAAGAATCTCGAAATAATCCCCTCCCTGGTGAAGGACAAATACCAGAGGGCGGTCTTGAGATTCCACCACTAGGCGCAGGACTAGGTTTAAATCTGGGTGCGCAAAACAATGATGAGTGATACTTAAGATATGGTAAAGTTTTTTAATCAAAAGGAAGAAGTATTGCAAGTGGAGTTAACTCCTTACGGTAAGGACAAACTTTCACAAGGCACATTCTATCCTAAATATTATGCTTTCTATGATAGTGATATTTTGTACGATGGTAAACACGGGGGTGTCACTGAGACGCAAAACCAGATTGTTCCTCGAATAAAAGATAACACTGCTAGATTAAAGACTTGGGCTAAATTCACGGGCTCAACAAGTCCTGTTGTTTCCATAAATTCTACAACTGACATGAATCAGTTTAACCAAGTTACAGATGCTAATTCGAGATTCTTCCGATTTCTGGGGTCTAATAGCCCTTGGTCAGATTTTATGCCATCTTGGGATATTACTTTAGCACCACCCTCAGACGTCATCTTGGGTGAGACCGCTCAATATCAATCTTCTAATACTGTTCCATTATTGAGCGCATCGCTAGAAGTCCATTACCAATCTGAGCCAGCAGAAGACCCAGAGGCTGGTTTTGTTTACTACTTAACGGAAAATGAAAAAATAGTCCTGGATGTACAGGAACTTAATACTCTTTTTAAACTAAATGGAAATTTTGATATTGAAATATTTAAAATGGATACCCAAAACAACCTGACGGCATTAGGTTTTATTAATCGGGAATCACAACATGCTCAAGGTCTCCAGAACCAGACTAGCCCTTATGTACTGGTTGATACGATAGAGGGAACAGAACAAGATATTATTCAAGCCTTTCCGGAACTAGATAACACATATGTAGAGTATTATTTTAATGTTTTTCTGGATAAGGAAGTGCAAGGAGTGGAGATGCCGTCTAATTCAACATTGTACAAGCGAAATGTTGACGCAACGGTAGGGGATTTGTGCGAAGCCGTTGATACTCTAAGTGGGAGAGATGGATAATGATTTTAAGAAGAATTCAACAACTCCGTCTTGATTCACTCGTTCTTGAGGAGAACGATGCGGAGTCTGGCGTCTTTAGTACGACTGTTAACATCCACAGTTCCTTCATCCAGCAGACTGGTAATCTCTCAGAGAGTGATAGGGAATTAAGAAATCTTCGGGTAAGAATTGGGCTGGCTTACGAAAGTGGATCGGCTCAGGTGACTGATTTTGCAACTCAACGTTTTAATGAGTACCTTTTCCTTGAGGTTCAAGATAATAACTTTTCCGAGGTAGTAAGTGAAAATGGGTATACGGACTTTTTATACCGCAGCCTACAGCCTCAATTTCAGCAGTATATGTCTAGCGGATCCCCTTACTCACTTTATGCTAGTGACCAAGTGAGTCAGGAATTAATATTTCAAAGAGATGATAACATTTCTTATACTGATAACGGCACTACCCTGCCTCAGGGCATAGTCCTTTATGACGCTGGGTTACTTGAGGTTCTTCCTCGTGATGAGGATGGGAACATTATTCGCCGCAGCGTGGAATCAACTCGTCCTGGAGTAGGAGATCCCGACAATCTAGATCCAGGCGCAGTCGTAATGGACGAAGAGGGTAACATTGTAGAACAAATCGAGGGACTAGCACTTAGAGACGCCTTACAGAACCTACAACGAGTTTCAATGCTGCCTGTCACCTTTGACATGTCCAATGTAACCCCTAGTAAATTATCACAACTAACTCTCTATATGTTTATTTATGAGGCTCCCGAACAAGAAGGTTCTGGCTTGACCCTTGGGGCTGGAACAACTCCTATTGTGAGCGCCAACGTGCTAGGTTCTAAGAATATTTGGAATTCTATTTCTCGGGTTAACCCATATGTAGGGATCGGACCCTACAGTAATGGGCAGTTCAGGGATAGTCGAGTTATTGAAAGTCCACAACGTTCACAGGCTCAGATTATAACTACAGATCCATTATCTTTCGAAGAAGATAAGTATAAATTCTTATACGACAAATTGTATAAATCCTATGCAGGAACGTTGCTCGATCAAAATCCTGAAATTAAAAAGATCATTCAAGATAAAAACTTTTTCACAGACCTTTGGGTCACGAGAGATCATGATGAGGTGCCCCGGCTTACTTTTGCCTTTGATGTACAGTCATTCTTGATTTCTAATAGTGCTTTTTCATATTTTTATCGTAACCCTACAACGGCAAATATTCTTTTAGGTGGCGATGACAGTTATGATTTTACATTCTCTCAAGTGAAAGATATGTCTCTGTATCGGCACTATGTCAATCCATTGTCTTATGGGGGAATCAACAACCTTGGGACAGTTGGAAATTTACGAACTTTAGGTCCCAACTTGTCTTATCCTAAAGAGTTTATTATGGCTGCCCAGCCTGTTTTGAACGTAACTGCTGCAACTGATCCAAAGATAAAATTCTTTGAAGGACAAGATAAAGACATCCCAGACATGCGCCGCCAAGGAGCAACGGATCGCCTAGGGTATAGCGTAAAGTATGTCGTAGAAGACAATGCGCCACTCTTCTTGCGAGAGGTAGTGCGGAGGCTTTACGGACTTAAGTATGATTTAGGACAGATCTTCGATAATATTGTGAATTCCATTCCAGACACTGTGCGTTTTGAAGAAGGGGAAATTATAACAAATGGACGAAATATTTACAACGCCTCCTTGCGGCGCACTACTACGCCTCTTAACAATATTATAGGACAGTTTCGGGGACAAGAAGTTTCCTATTTAGATATGATTAAACATGTCCTTGATGATTACCAAAAAATAATTGATGATATAATACCTTTGGAACAGGGCACTCTTCTATATGATTATTATCGCCCACTTTTGACCGCAGATAATGTAAACCCCGAGGTTCTGGAGGATATAAAGAAAATAATTGAAATAGGAATATTCTTTTTCATTAAACAACTGCGTACTATTTTCCCCAATAATCCACTTGCAATTAATAATTTAGACCATGTGGTAACTGACTTTGAAAGCCGTGGAGTGTGCCAACGAGATTATCCAATTTACCAAGAGGTGTACACGTTTGACGAGACTCTTGATTTAAATACCGATTTTGGATATGGTGCCGATTACATTTTCGAAAATCTTAACCCAAACATCCAAACTAGTGGACTTTCCAGGATTTCTTTTGAAGAATATGAAGGACGAATAAATTCAGAGTTTGAGAAATATTTTCAACGCCTGCAACCACAAACCGAAAATATACCTACTGGGATCTTTGCTAATTCAGCAGCGAAGCACTTTACGCCTCTTATGGTTAATGTACCAAAACGTCAGGTATTTAAACAGACACGGGCATCTCAGCCCGGAAGAACTTTAGTAAATTATGATCTTGATTCATATGCTAGTTTGTTTTCTGACATAATGCACATGCACTACGATCGTAAGGATTTATTTTTTGCTACTCCCTCCCCGCAGTATGAGGCAGGGTATGAAAATATAAACTTAGAATCAAAGAATGAACAATTATACGACTCAGTATTAAGTATCTTAGACGAGCGTTATGGGGTTCGCATAGAGGCTACTACCACTCCTCAATATAAATCACCTAAAATCTCAGAAGGACCATATGACCCCACCGTGGACCAAACTCGGTATACGCCAATTGGGGGAATGAGATTTATTCAAAATGGACCATTAGCACTACCGGGTATTATTGGTGGGGCTAATAATTTAGATCCCACTCTTATAACATACTTTGAGACCTCTACACAGTCGCTGGATGGCAAGCCTTCTCCTAATGACTCACAAGATTTACAGATAAGACTTGGGAAACGTAAGACTAGAAAGTTGCCTATTAAGTTGCCTTTTGCAATTTTTGGTGAATTGTCTATTGACAAAGAACTAGATTTTGTGGTATCCTACGAAAGAGATCTTTTTAATTCTTTTAATATTATTCAAGAAATGTTTGACCTAACAGAAAATAATATACAATCAGCACTGGATAGTACTTTGCTCAATTTGCCCAACCAGCAAAAGAGCATGGCTATTGTCTCGACGACTAATAACCAAATTGCCGTGGGTGAAAACGAGGGAGACTTGTCTTATGATGCTTGCCGCCCTATCCTAGAAGACTCGGATGCGGCTAACGACCCTCAGGAATTGATTAGTTATTATCGGCGTGGAATCAATTTTCCTCCCTATTCTCAAACCAAGGATCCGATGAAGATATATGCTAAGTTTTTGGCTTTCTGGATGAACTACAAGCAAATTGCAGTAGTTGAGTATCTTAATGGGTTTGGAAACTTAAAGCCTGGTCCTTTTTCGTTGAGTGGTGATTTTGGATCTAACCTCATAGAACCAGATGAGAATCAAAATCTAGATGGTGCGTTCACACAGAAAATGAAACTTGAACAGTGGCTTGAGGTCACTCCGGAAGTATTGAATAATATAGAACAAGGACAACAATTGCTGTGCAGGGTCCGAACGCTAGACGCTTCAGACTATCAATTTTTATCCCAAGAGGTATTAAAAGACAATGTAGCGGAAAATCTAAATGATGCTTTTAAGTCTATAGATATACTTAACTTACCTATGTATAATAAGTATTTTTACTTTATAAAGGGAGAGGCACAACTTAGACCTATCGATCGAGACTTACCAGAGGTTCCTAGAACTATAGTCAATCTTAATCCCCCGGCTGAAGATATTAACCCTCCTAGAGTAGAAGACCCTAATGCCGGTTCATTATACGGGCTTATTGGCGGAGAGGTTTTAAATAATGACTAGAAGATTCTTATCATTTCACGAGACTGTCAAGGGGCCTCTTTTAAAATATTATAGAAATAACTCGAATACTTATTTTACAGGAAATCCCCTAAGTCCTGAGTCGGGAGATAGTAGCCTAAGACTAACAGCCCCCGAGGAAAGTCGTTTTGGTAAAATAATTACTGAAATGCAGTGGTCTTTGGGCGGCTTTAATGGTACTGAACCTCAGGTAGCAAACCAAAATACATATGACTTTTGGCTTAATTCTTTTTACAATCATTACGGTCCTGGTGATTTCCGAGAAGATCGACCTGCGGGCAGTTATGCCTATGTGAACCGCCAAGAGGCTGGACGCCCAGTGGAAAGTTTTTCTCGGGACATGATGGCTGCCGCTCTCAGTACTGCACGGACATTGATATCTAATGGTCTTGTATCGGTATATCTAAATGAAGTTGAGCTATTAAGAGATGGTCGCACCGCAGCGGCATTTATCGGGGTTTTGACTCGGATACCGACGCCGGCTCTACAGCAATTTGATTACCCTACTTTGACTGATCCTGGTTTAGGCTTACGAACCCTAAAAGATCTTTTTGACCGGATGCCTAGTTTCACTCGTGACCGAAACTACCTAGATAATCCTCGTAATCTGCTCCTTATGTCCCGTGCTATTCGTGTAGCACTTCCACCCGATGTCATACAGACTATATTGGCCGTCACTCTACCGGAGTTCCAAGAAAACCCAAAATATAATTACTATTTTGTATCTGAACAGATGCCATTTGTGACCTCTATGGAAACCAATCCTCTACTAGAGAACGATAACATGCCTCAGGGATTCGCCCAAGTTAATCCTGATTATGCTCGGTATGATGCAAAATATGAGGAAGCAACATCTTTGCCCGATATACCTGTGGGGGTTCAGCCGGATAATTATGTGTTCCGTCTTTATTCTTCGGCTTCGGCTACTCCTAATGAGGCTGCCCAACAACAGGGTATTTCCGTTCCAACTACTTGGCAAAACGGAGAGATCTCAGCAGGAATTTCACTGTACTCACGCTATCGAACGATTTTAAACTTGAATGGCAACATTGATAACAGCCACGTTGAAAATACCCGTCTTATAGATTATTTAAGTATATTCTCGGATGCAGTTCCTACTTTGACAGAAGAGGATAAACAAAGGCTCTCCCAAACAAATATGAATATAATAGTTCCCTCTAGGGAAATGTATTTATTCCAGGACACTCGCCAGTCATTTCCTTTTTCTATTGCTGTTGATTTTGAAGCAGACGACGTGGGACCTGCTGGTTCTTTAATACAGCGTAATCAGGTTAGTATCCCTATCATGCAGGCGCTGAAGGATAGTGACTATTTCGCCAGAGAACACGAGGTTGTTTCAACGTATGTGAACCTTCCCTCCGCCGGCGAACCTAGAGTTAATTTTACGTCTAAAAGGGTGCCGCTGTCAATGACTTCGGTTACTAATCTGTTGGATTTTGGTAAAGGTCCGGACCAGGACATTACGTCATTAATTTTAAGTCATGAAGGTACCCCGTATGTAACTGGTCGAAGTGTTGATTTGAACCTTCAGGACGACCTATCCGTGAGTACCCGTCGAGGCTGGGTCGAAATTGCTCATGCTACATTTTCTCGATACTCTCAAATTCTAAATGCCGAAGAAAGAACTACCTCTGAGGCATTGTGCTATAGATTAACAAAAAAGCATGACGGAAATGTTGTAAAAGATGTTTTTATAGGGAACGGCGCTTCTAATTCTCCTAACGGCGGACGTCAACTGTCTTATATTGATACTCAAATCAAGTACGACACAATGTATGAGTATGAACTTTCAGAGTATCGCTGTGTTTATAGTACTAACTATCATTTTTTCTGTCTCCCAACTGTGCCATATTGGATGCTTAATGGTAGTGAAGCCACCCCTCCCATCAACACTGACCCGGAGCCAGTCGTTTTTGACATTATGGTGGCAGCAACTCCATCAATAAAGATTATTAAAGTCCCTATTTATAGCAGAGAAGCATATAGTAATTTCGTCAGTAATCCACGAAATAGGGCTAGAAACAATGGACTTTACTTTCCGACGTCGAAAGTTTTAGATTTTCCACCCCCGCCACCAGAACTATTGGTGATCCCTTATATGGACAATTATAGACAAATACAGATTGGCATTAAGCGGAGCACTGGAGATTACACCGGCAGAAGTTCATTGCCTGTGGTTTCTATTGGGGATCAGAACTCTAGGATAGCCAGTCTATACCGATACCAAAAACATTTTGAATACTACGGACTACAGCGAGGATTTCTTGGCTATCGCAACGAAAGTACTAATGAAGTTCGCCGTGCAACACTGTATCGAACAGAGTCGATGACCAATGGTGCTTCTACTTATGCCGATCTTTATTCGTCTTTTAATCCCGAAAATAACGAGGATGTAAAGGTCCGGCATTACTCTATAGGACCTACGGAGGATGACGAAGTTACCCAAGTTGAATCTTTTGATTTGATGGAGAATCTAGAGCCTAATCGTGAGTACTTTTACACAGCAACCGTAGAAGATGTTCACGGTAATCCTTCAAATCCTAGTCCCATATATCGGGTGAGGCTATTGTATGATAAGGGACTATATATTCCAGAAGTGGACTTATATCAATTTACTCCCGTGAAGACACATATCCCAACAAGGAAGTTTGCTAGGTTCTTACATATCGAAGCATCTGACATTCAAACCTTCCCTTTCAACGAGGAAAACGAAGAGGGTGTCTTAGTCGGAACACGGAACTTGGCAACTAACTTGGGGAACACAATAAACGGCGAAAATTTCCTAGTGAGACTAACGTCTCGGGACACTGGGAGAAAAATCGATATTAAGTTGAGTTTTAGCCAAAGAGATATAAATGAATAATTTTGATAAATCGATACTATTTAATAATAACTACCAGCATGGTACGAAAGAGGAAAAGTTATGGGATTTTTAGATAACAGTGGTGACATTCTGCTTGATGCGGTTTTGACAGATGAGGGTCGCCGACGACTTGCGCTTGGTGATGGATCATTTACAATCACCAAATTTGCCCTGGGTGATGATGAGATTGATTACTCTCTTTATACTCCTGTAACATCTTCGGGATACCAAGATTTACGAATTCTTAAATTGCCTGTCTTTGAGGCATTTACTAATAATACTTCAACCCTTAAACACAAGTTATTATCCTATGCTGATGATGAGTTGTTTTATCTTCCACTAATTCGAATTAACAACATTTATGATGCTGGGTATCGTGTTGGTGGTGATTCTGGAGTCAACGCCGATGTTCCCGTCGGAGGATACTTAGTTAGCGTTGATGATGACAGTACTCGGTCTTTGAGCGTTATAACCGGTGGCGGAACTCGTTTTGCAAGTGCTAACCAAGTCACCAGTGTTAGTAGTCTTATATTTGATCAGGGACTTGAATCTTCTTTATTGAATGCTGGATACCTCGGCGCATCGCAACCTGAGTTGGGTGAGACAAGATATATTGTCGAAGTAGACAATCGACTCTTGCGATTAGCAACTCCTACTGTGGGAACTAATAACACTTTGGCTACTCCAAGTTTTGTGGATGATGATAACGTGGCAAGTTATTATTTCTCTATGCAATCCGATCCTGGATATTTTGCACAACAAAATGCAGACGGCGGAGTTTTGGCTCATGCAAATGGAAACAATTTTACATATGATTTGAGCCCCGGAAACAACGGTGGACAACTTCAATCTACTACTAAAAAGATTGGACCTACCTCAACGACTGGTCGAATCGGAACACGATTAGTATTTTCACTGAGATCTTCCCAGCAGACAGAAGCATCTAGTACAATCTTTACAACATTGGGTAGTACTGCTACAATCAATGCAATAAATTATTACTATATTGATACTGTTATTCGAGTAACGGGATTCAATACTGGGTATCGCATTGATGTACCCATTAAACTTCTGAAGAAACAATAGGATTTAAACCATGGCAACTAGCTTTAAAACATTTTTACCTAATGATGTGCAGGATACTCGCACAAAACTTCATGAAGCAATACCGATCACTGGATCTATTTTATCCGGAACTTACCAGTTAGTTCCCGGAACAGAACTGAACATCAAAAACTATTCTCACGGCATGTTCCAGAGTGTTTATGATTATCCTTATTTGAGTTCTTCCGCTAACCATATTATGGACCTCAGTGTGGGACTTTCTACCACTAAGAGTGCTGCACAAGCTGGCGGAGCCACTGGACTAAATAACAAGAACGATATGTATAATGAAATCTGTCAGGTTTTGGCAGGATACAATGTCAGCGGTTCCATTCAGGAATTAGAAGTTAGTGGCAACTTTGGCAGTTCTACCGAATCTTTAAAGATGCGTGATGTCTTTATCGTCAATCTTGCCCGACTACTGACAAAAGACGAGATTCAGTTGGAGACCGGTGGCGGGTTTCGGATGACGGTTGGAACAACCGCAGCCTTTGCTGATGCTTTTACAACTACTGCAACCATTTATGATAAGGCTGCCACCAATCGTCGTACTAATTCACCTGCCGGTGAATTTAATCAATTGTTTTTCTCAGGTGCAGCCGTGAGTGCCCCCCATGATCTTGCTTGTGGTCTTCTATTTTACCAAGCAGGAGTGGCAGTGCTGACCTCTTCCATATTTTCGGCTGTTCTTGGCGGCACAGCATGTCAAATGGATCCTGCTGGTACGACAGTAGAAAATCTCGTAGTTTCGTCTTCTATTGACGTAGCATCTAATGCTCTTCGGGGACGCATCCAAAATATCGAATTTAATAACACTACAGACCTAAATTCGACAATCTATATGTGTCGTGCATCTATGAACGAATTTAACTATAGCAGTAACCCCACTTATTTAAGCGGGACTAGCAGCCAGGTAATTGTCAAGAGTGACGCCACTCAACAGCCAGTCTCTTATATGACCACTGTTGGGTTGTATGGTCCTCGAAATGAATTGCTGGCTGTAGGTAAATTAAGCGAACCTCTTAAGAAAACCCCCGCAGATGAATTCACAATCAGGATGAGACTGGATTACTAAGATCTGGAGGAATGAATGCCTTACCTCCACGAGTTCGGTGAAGATGACGTTTTTGTAAACCGTATGGTTGCATACCCGCAATATCAGTTTACATTCTATAGCGGATCAGCATATATTAATAATGATAGAGACATGGGGGTCAATATACCCTCTGGTTCTATTAGTTTATATGAATACAACGTAGATCGAGATGGTACTACCCAACAACTCATTTACCCCTACATTATCAAGGCTGGGCAGTGGTTAAGTTTTCCTAACGTAACCACTACAGAATATGAGACATTAGATTATGGCGGAAAAATAACTGGTAGTTATCCATTGACTAGTTCTGTAACTCGGGAATATTTTCCTGCTTGGACTACTGGATATCCGTTCCCAAATGGGACTAACGTTGAAAAAGATTTATATGTGGATACTCGAAAGGAAATAATCTCCTTACGTAACACATTAGAGTATTATCGAGGACTTAGCAATTCTCATCATTTTACTGGTAGTTTTATGACGGGCGCTGTTAACCTTCTGGATATTCCATCTATTTTTTATGATAATTCAATTAAAAAAGGTACAGTAGACCTTAAATTTTATTATACAGGTTCCTTGATGGCAAGAGCACAAGACACTCGACAAAATGGAGAGTTAGTGGGAACTTACGGGGCTACAAGTGGCTCTATAGTCGGTTTAGTATTATACAATGAGGGTTTTGTAATATTAACCTCTTCAGTAAATCTTTCTACTAATTTAGACAACTACTTAGGAACTGGCACTCTTGTCCAGCCACAGTGGAATTATTTTGGAGCATACTCTCAGGCAAGTATCTCTGGTAGTACAGGCACTTTTGCAAGTGCTAGTTTATACAGGTTGGATCTGGACGGGACTCAGAAAATTCCTGTTATGACCGCATTCGCTACAGCACAGAGGGGACATGTTAATAATTCCTTGAATCCTACTTGGTTGAGTGCCAGCAATGGAGACTGGCACCCTTCTTCCTCAGTAAGTCCTCAGGGTTATGTGGAGCCAAGACAGGTTACCATCAAGAACACAGTGGAGAGTCAATACTGTGAATTCGACGATGAATTCGAAAAACAAGTATTCATCAGTGAAATAGGTATTTTTGATGAGAGTAAGAACCTTATTGCAATCGCCAAATTGGCAAACCCAGTATTGAAAAAAGATACTGATGATATGACATTTAAACTAAAATTAGATATCTGATATACTGACATATGATCTTAGGTTTAGATATTTCTACTACCATGGTGGGTGCCGCTATTATCGACCCTGAAACTCGCTCTCTTGTTCACGTAGAGGGTTGGGATATTTCCAAGTGTAATAATCTTTTTGAAAAAGCCGAAGCCATCGGCGCAGAACTATATTCCTTGCGATCGGCTTACAATATTCAGGAAGTCTTTATAGAGACTGCTCTTAAGAGGTTTATGCCAGGAAGGTCTCGTGCAGACACTATTATCAAGTTGGCCAAATTCAATGGGGTTATCTCGTGGCTATCTTTTGAATGCTATGGGAAAGAGCCAACTTATATTAATGTTAATACGGCACGTACTCTTTACGGACTATCTTTTCCACGAGGGACAAAGGGACCACAAAGAAAGAAGATGGTTATCGAAGCCGTAATAGAGAAAGAAAAAACTTCTTTTACTTATGAGATGGCACGTGGCGGAAAGAATTACAAGAAGGGTACTGACGACCGGGCTGATGCTGTTGTCATTGCAAGAGCCGGAGAATACATTTTAAGGAACAAAGATAACAAAGGTTTCTTGACGGAAAAGATAGTTTTAGTTGAATGAGGACTATTTAAAGTATGAAATTGACAAAAGACGCAATCCGTTCCTTGATCCAAGAAGAACTAGGAACACTCACAGAGGCAATGGACTCAAAAGAGCTTGCGGGCAGGGCAGCCACCTTTGTGGATGATCTTTTAGAACAAGGTGCCAATGAGGGATCTATTAAATCAGCCGTAAACGATGCGATTAATCTCAAGCGCAAACAAAAACAACAAGCCCAGGCGGGTGCAGCGAACCGCCGAGATATTCAGGAAATGGGTTGCGGCGACCAACCGCAGATGCCAGACCCAACACATCATGACGAAGATCATGAAGGAAGCATGGCCAAGCGTCAAATGTTTAAGACTGCTGAATATGCTGCCATCATTTTTGATATGTTGCATGATGATGAAGAATTACCGGCATGGATCCAGAGCAAACTTACCAAGATAGCCGACTATGTTGGCGTTGTAAAACATTATCTTGAGTATGATAAAGTCATCGACGGACACCCAGCCAACCGTAAAGAAAAGAAATGGTCCGATGCTGACCATGATAGGCAAGAAGACCTAGCACAAAAACTTGCTAAGAAAAACCCTGATATGCCCAAAGATGAAAAAATGGCTATAGCCGGCGCACAGGTTAACAGAGACAAGCGCAAGCGCAGCAAAAAATAATCTCTTGACTTATTGAAAATATATGTGATAATATTCCTACGGAGGAGTATTGTTATGAAGCATCAAGTCTTTATGGATATGGATGGGGTACTTGTGGACTTTGAGTCTGGTGTACTCAAGTATATGAATCAGATTATGCAGGAAGCAAATCGAAACCCTGAGCACCAATTTTACAAGTTAGCAAAATCTACTGCCAAAGAGGTAGGTGGCTGGGATGTAGAGATCACCCGCTGGCACATTGCTAGACCTGATAGTTCTGAGGATAGTTTCCCACGTAATTATCGAACTCGTGATTTTATGTATCGTCTCGTAGAAGATGATGTCGAGTTGTGGGAAAATCTTGAATGGGAGCGCAACGGTAAGAAGTTGTGGGACTATGCAAAAAACATCCCAGGTATCCAGGTTCTGTCGGCTCCGATGGCAGAGGGATCCCGCAAAGGTAAGATCCTATGGGTAAAGAGGGAACTCGGGCTGGACGAGGAATTGGTAAACCTTTCAGACACCAAAGAGCCTTTCGGAACTCATAATGGAAAACAGGGACTTTTGATTGACGACCGTGACAAATATATTAATCAGTTTCGTGCTGGCGGCGGTATTGCGATTAAACATAACCCAGATGATGTGGATAATACTATTAAGCAACTTCAAGAACTCGGTTACTAATTGTTAAACGACCCCAACTCGGCGAAGAAAAAAAGAATCCTTGATGAAATCCTTGGCAGACCTCAGCGCCAGGGCAAGGAATATCTTTACACTTCCCGATGTTGCAGTCATCACAAAAAGAAACTGTCAGTCAACTTTGACAAGAATGTTGCCAAGTGTTGGACATGTGATTGGCGTACCAAAAATTTACGACGCTTAGTCAGGCGTTGGGGTGATATAAGTCACATCCATAGATGGAAGGACTTTGACGCCGATATTGAGTTAGGCGACCTAGACAACCTGTTTGCTAAGGGAGAAGAAACTAGCCAACGATTGGACCTTCCAAGTGAGTTTCAAACGCTTACGGGTCGTTCTCATCCGCCATCTGCAAGAGTGCCCCTAAACTATTTACGCAAACGTGCCGTTGAACAGAAAGACATCCTCTTTTGGAAGATTGGCTACTGCGCTTCCGGGGAATACAAAAATAGAATTATTCTCCCCTCATTTGACGAAGAAGGTTACTGTAACTTTTTTACGTCCCGCACATACGACCCCAACATCTGGCCTCCGTATATGAACGGACCTGGCAACAAAGACATCATCTTCAACGAACTGTTGATTGACTGGGAACGAGAGGTCACTCTGGTTGAGGGCGTCTTTGATGC